GTGTTGGCCAACATTAACGAGATTTTCGTGGAGGGTTTCCAATCACATACGAATAGTCATTTCAATTTAGGAAATGGGCTAAATGTAATTACTGGACCATCTGATAGTGGTAAAACATCCATAATACGAGCGGTTCGCTGGGTAGCATTTAACGAACCTCAAGGTGAGGCTTTTGTAAACGAATCAGTTGGACAGGCTACTGTAGCGATTCATATGGATAACGGCATTATTATTTCAAAGCACCGTAGAAAAGGAAAAACATCGTACAGAATCCAAACGGATCCTGGAGATGCGGGAAGTGTATTTGAGAAGTCAGAGGTACCGGAAGAAGTAAAACAATTGCTCGGTATCACAAAGCAAACATTTGGGGATTTTGTTACTGCTTTAAACTTTGCATTCCAGCTTGAAGCACCTTTCTTAATAAGTGAGACACCATCATCGGGTGCGAAAGTTCTAGGTAAGTTAGCAGGAACAGAAGCTGTCGATCTCGCGGTAAAAAGTGTTTCAAAAGATACATACGCAGCAAGGCAAGAGAGGTTACTAGCTGAAAAAGAAATTGAGAGATTAGCAGGTAACTTACTCGAGTACTTGGATGTGGATGATAAAGTACAGCAATTAAAAACAGCTGAAAGTTTGATGGCACATGCAGAAGAATTGCATAAAAAGAAAGAGGTACTGCAGCAACTACAAACTCAACAACAGATAGCGTTTGAAAAATTCCGTGTAGCGTTTGTTGAGGATGAAAGGCTTTCAAAAGTACCGGTTCTTATACAAATACTTGAACAAACAGAAAAAGACCAGCAGCGTCTGCAAACACTACTGGACTTACAAAAAAGATACGAGTCACTGTCCACCGCCAAGAAGACATTGACTGAAACATTAAAACAATTTGATGGATTAGTAGAAGTAAGGAACTTGTTACAAGATTCTACTAAATCCGAAGAAATATATTCTTTGCTTTCTATCTTATCACAAAACTATAAGAAGTATAGTCAAGTATTACAAGAAGCTCAATTACAGGTCGAGAGGTTAACTGTAATTGAAAACATTAATGTAGATGTGATTGAAGAGGAAGTAAAGAAAACGGATGAGTTAAAGAAACTCTATGTACAACATAGCGTGGTTAAACAAGGCTACGAAAAAACAAGTAAGGATGTAGAAAGATTATCTGTATCTGGTAATGCGTCAGATCAACTACAAGAATGTGAAACAAGTATTACACAGCTAAGTCAAATGAGTGCGCTCTTACAAAAATACCAGAATATACAAAATTATTACATGAGCTGGACAAGTCGTGTGGAACGTTTAAATGTTCCGAGAGAAGTGGTAATACAGATTGTAAATGCTGAGAACAATGTCACTCATTTAGCTGAATTAAAAGAGTTGTTACGAAACTATATGATCTGGCATCAAAGAGTACGTCATAGTACAAGCACATTGGAACTGTATGAAAAGCACATTGAAAATTACACAAAGGAATTGGAAGAGACATGGAACGAGGCTGGTGGAGTTTGTCCGCTATGCGAATCGCCGATGTCTTTTGACCATTCTCATTGAGGGGTGATTCGTGGTGATTGATACAGATAAAGTTAGTGACTTTTTACAAACAGCTGAGAGGCTGAATAATTCGTTAATGGAAATCAATGAAATCATTGAAGCTTTTGAGGATACATCCAATGTTCTAAAGGTCTCATTATCTCATAAAAAATTTAATGAGAATTTACCAGTAAGTGAATCAGAAAGTATAGGAGAAAAGAGTATTGATTTTGCTATCCGACCAACTGTGCTGGCCTGTTTAAGAGATCAAAAGAAGTTTCTTGAATCAGAGCTACAAAATTTACTATCAAAACAACTTGAAGGGGGAAATGAGTAATGGAATTAAAACAACGTATTGAAATCGCGAAAGCAAATTTAAAGAAAGCAGAAACAGCAAAAATTCAAGCAGAGGCGGAAAAGTCTTCAGCTGAAAAGCAATTAACGGAAATCGCTGAACAAATGGCACAGTACGGGGTTACACCTGAAACGATCCAGGAAGAAATCAACAAGCTTGATACATCAGTTAAAGAAAATCTGGAGCATGTAGAACGACTCATCCCGCAGGTATAAGGAGGCTGATTTTATGTACGAGCTTCTAAAAGCAAGAGCGGATATCCGTCAGGCAAGCGATAAATTGAAAATGAAAATCGGTCAACGTGATTTGTTAGTTAAGCAACAAAAAAGCGCAGAAGCAAGAAAAGCAAAAGCTGAAGAGCAACTTGGGGAGTTTGATTTAGTGCAAATTCTACTTCAGAAGACAAGCGATTATGCAAGGCAGCAAGCAAAACGTCGTATAGAAGAAATTGTTACGTCAGCCCTTACAGTTGTATTTGACAAAGACTACAGATTTGAAATTGAAATTGCCGTAAAAGGTAATCAACCAGTAGCAGAGTACTGGTTACAGTCTGAAGATGTAAGAACGCAATTAAAGCCACCTGATTATGATCGCGGCGGTGGTGTAGCGGACGTAGTTAGTCTAGCGCTCAGATTGGCCGTCGGGGAGATTAGTGGTGTAAGAGGCCCATTATTCTTAGATGAGGTTGGAAAGCACGTGAGTCAAGAATATGCTCCGAACGTGGCGTACTTCTTGAAGGAATACAGTACAAAATTTAAACGTCAAATCATTTTAATTACGCACAGTACTCACTTGGCTGAGATAGGTGACGTAGCACTTGGTGTGACTCAAAAACAAGGAAAAAGCATAGTAACTGCTTTATAGAAAGGGAGATTTGGATATGTGTATTAAGTGCTTAGTAAAAGAATTAGCTGCAACGGTTGCAGGTGTAGAAGTGACAGAGGAAGTTGTAGGTAAAGCAACTGAAGAACAAGTACGCGAGTTACGTAGAATTCGTAAAGAAACGGAAGCTATTAAGGAAGTTGTAGCTAAGGAATTAAAGGCTGAACTTGAACCAATTAAAGAAAAATATAAAAAGAAATTAGAAAATGCAACAAAAGGATTAGAGGAATGGCACGATGCAGTATGGGCTGACATTCATTCTGAATTGGGTGTTAACGGTGAAGATGATTTGACGTTAGATGCTGAGACAGGTGAAATCACAAAACAAGTCATCAAGAAAAAAGAATCAAGTAACCTTCACTGATGCACCACATTGTTGAAGGTGGAATTACTTTAGATACAACGTTGCGCGAAACACGAAAAAGCAGAGGTGAGAGTATGAAGTTTCTATATTTCGGTGATCCACATATACGAGGTACAAACCCTCGTAATCGTAAGGATAACTACAAAGAGGCATTAATTGCGAAGTTCCGTGAGATTTTCGCACTAGCTAAATACAAAGGTGTGACAGCAATTATCCAACCTGGAGATACGTTTGATAGACCTGAGGTTACGACAAGCGTGTTACTAGAGTTTGCAAAGGTACTAAAAGAAAGTCCAGTACCAATCTACACGACAGCCGGTAATCATGATATTTACGGGTACAATCTTGCAACGTATGAACGGACAAGCCTTAGAGTACTGGAGTTAATCGTCCCGCAGCTTACAGTCATTAATGATCCTGGGCAAGCTCATATGTTTCACCAAGACGGTAATCACGTCCAGTTAACATTTACACCGTACAGTGATCAAATTGATAAAGCTGGATATGGTTATTCACCAGAAGTTACTGAAGATTATGAGTCAACTAAAATACATGTAGCTCACGGCATGCTACTTGATCACGATCCACCTTTTGACCGGTACACAAAAGTACAGGGTGTAAAAACAGAGGCGGATTTGGTTTTGTGTGGCCATGACCATACAGGTTTCGGTATTTATAATCGTTCGGATGGGAAAGTGTTTGCGAATATCGGTAGTATCACACGTTTATCGGCTTCGGAAGCTGAGATTAATAGACCGATACAAGTACTTCTTATTGATGTAAAATCACCAGGAGTTTTTGATTTAGAACGGATTCCACTTCAAAGTGCAAAAGCTGGTGAAGAAGTACTGGATCGTAGCCGAATTGAAGCTGAGAAGAAACGAGCGTATGCGATGGAGGAGTTTGCCTCATTAATTCAAACGGAAACAGGAGAAGATGTGCTAGTTGATATTAATATAATTGTTGAAAGTATAGCGAAGACAGATTGTATTAATCCTGATGTGGTGGAAATAGCGTTAACAAAAATAGCGGAGGCAAAGGAGGGATTACGAGCGTGATTGTTACTAAACCGCAATTTGATGAAAACGAATTAGGTGAAGGTACACCGGTGCAATTATGTATTTCTAGTAAAAAAGAGAAAGACTGTAAAACAAATTGGAATGGTATTGTAGTTGGTTTTACTCCTCTAAAGTTGAAGGTTGCTGGCTACACACCGAAGTGGGCTTTAGATATCGAAATTGTAGAAATCAGTGTTGACCAGGTTTTAAAAGAAAAAGTATCAATTGAAAAATTGGTTCGACCGATACGTTGTACAAATCCTGAGGAGGTTTCAATAAATGACTGAATTAAATAATCAAATTCGTAGCCTACAAGAAGTCCATGGGAAAGAAAAGTTACTTGCTGCCGCAACCGAAATTTTAGGTAAGAAAGTACCGACAGACTACATTCGAGTATTAGATCCACTTGAGTTACAAGCATCCTTACAACAAATCGATGCTGCAGTACAAGATGTTCTTGAAAAAGGTAAGGCGCGTGAAGAAGCTTATGGTAAGAAAGCAGAACTAATTAAACAAAAAGTGAAGCTGAAGACAGCTGTAGAACTAAAAGAAGCCGAAGCGTTTATGCAAATCCAAGGTGAAGGGCGTAATCAATTTGCTTATGTAAATGATCAAAAGGTTGCTCTTACTAACGACACATTACGTGATGCGTACCGACAACACTACAGTAAAGAAGAACGTCAACAGCTTACTGAGGTAGAGCAAGAATTAGCTTCTATTGATATCAAAATTTTTCAAACAAAAGATGCTTGGGAAACAGCTAAAGAATCAGCGGATCTTGTAAAAGCAAAAGCTTATGTACAAGCGAATCTACTGAAGTTTTTGGCATAGGAGGTTGCTATGGATCCAAAACAAACAGCAATGAGAAATAAACAGCGTGAACGTCAGCAACGTGGGGATGATTTACAAGCTGAAATCAGAAGAAGCTGGAGAGAAATTCCCAATGTATGGCGTATGAGAATTGCAGATGGTGCAGGTGCAACTCGTCCAGGTGACGAGATTGTAATAACACCTGAAGTAAATATATTAGCTGAAATGAAACGTACAGAGAGTCGTAGGTTTTCACTAGATTATATGAGACCAAATCAGATTCTCGGTTTACGAGATTTTGATCAAATTATTGATAGAAATTTAGGTTTAGTATTTATTAGTTTTCTAAACGATAGCAAGGGGCTCGATGAGGCTTATGCATTCAGACTTATTACAGCTCTTATTCATATGAAAAAACGGAATGTGAACCATATAAAACTTGAAGAATTTCAAAATCAGGCGGTTCCCTGTGTACCACTTCCAAGACTTACATACCACGAACCTTCTTACGATCTATCGGGGGTGCTCACTTGCTACAAATCTTTGTAAAACACAACATCCGAATAAGAGGTGCTAGTACACCTCTTAAGGCAGCAATTACTAAGGCGCTAACATTCGATAATCCAGCGTATTTGAAAGCAAAAAAACAACGTAGACCTACATGGGGCGTACAAGCAAAACTTGAATTGTTTGTATATGACAGAGGTGACATTGTTACGCCTCGAGGCTTCTTGTCAAGGTTGCAAGAGGTACTGAAAAGCTTAGGTTACGACCCAAGTAAAGTTATTACCTCACAGATTTCATATGGCCGAGATGTTAGTTTCGGGGAATGGAATGATGGGTTTGTATTAAAAGAGGACCAGACACCGATGGTTGAAGCACTTATGCAAGAAAACGGAATAGGTGTAGCACCGGCTGGTTCAGGTAAAACCGTAATGGGCATGCGCTACATTTACGAAAAGGGTAAAGCAGCATTATGGCTTACGCATACAAAAGACTTAATGTATCAATCCGCAAAGCGAGCTAAGGCTACAATGCCTAGTATCGGTCGTATCGGCTTTTTTGGTGACGGTGTACATGATTGGGGAGACGGTAAACTAATTGTTGCTACAGTGCAAACTTTGCAGCGAAATCCACATTTAATTGACGCACTAAACGATTTTATCGGGACGGTTGTAGTGGATGAAGCCCATCATTTTCCGGCAATACAATTCATTGAAACGGCTGGGAAGTTAACAGCTGAAAATATGATTGGATTAACTGCAACACCTTCTCGAAAAGATGGATTGGAAATCTATATGTACAACGGTGTAGGTCCGAAAGTGTACGAGATTAGCAGAAACGGAATGTATGAAGCTGGGAGACTGATAAAACCGGCAGTGAAATTCGTATATACCGAGTTCAATTACGAGACGGCAAGTAACCGTAACGAGATTGATAGTGTAGATGCTGGTGGAGAAGATCTGGATTATACAGACCTAATTCGTCACCTTATTTCAGATAAGAAGCGTGCAAAATTAGTTGCTGAAAGTATCGTAGAACATTATCCATTAGGACCTGCGATAGTTATTACGGAATCTGTTCGGTACTGTTTTGTCTTACAACAACTCGTACAAAAATTATTGAAAGAACGATACGGAGATACGTATTACGGGAAACAGATTAATACCGCTGTAGTACACGGAGGTATTAGTCGCTACACCTGGAGAAAAGCAAAAAATGAAAAACATGCACAGCAGCTTATCGATAGTGGTCATGCGGTAGATAAAAAGCAAGGTAAGTACGGTTGGCAGGTAAAGGTTGCTCAGTATTCAGAAAAAGAAATTCGTGAATGGCAAGTAACAAAACAGCAACGTAAAGACATTTTAGAAGCTTGCGACCGAAAAGAAGTAGATATTTTGTTTGCCACTCAGTTAGCGCGTGAAGGACTGGACATGCAGCATTTAGTAGTTGGTCACATGGTAATGCCGAAACGTGGTGACTCCCGTGAGAGTAATAGTGGTTCATCAGTAGAGCAAGAAATTGGACGAATCATGCGCCCTGATCGAAATAATCCTGATAAAGAAGCATACTGGTTTGATTACGTTGACTACAATGTTGGAGTATTTAAGGACCAATATCACAGCCGTAGGAAAGTATACAGCAGAATCGGATTAACAGTACCAAGAAAGCCGAAAACAGAACGCGATACAGTGGCTGACTTCTTAAATGATATGCCTTGGTGAAAGGGGGGATAACGATGGAAAAGTACGAGTATGTGGGTGTGCTTTATGAAATTACAGAACTAATTGCTTCAGCGAAAGAGGTGGAGTAAGTGGGTTTGAAAGAAACAGGCCAAAAAATTGTTAAAAAAGTGATAAGGGTGTTTGCAAGAGGATCCGGTAAAAGTTTAACTCTTCAACGAGGAATCCCGATATTGGTTGAGGTTCCGGAATACGATTCGAAAGATTACGAGATTTCGTATAACAGAAAAGTAACCTATCGAAAAAAGAAAAGCCAAGCAAAACGAAAAGCATGGAAAAAACATGGCCTACAGGGGCGCGGGAGGAAAAAATAATGACACAAGAAACAAACCAAAATGAAGTAGTGGTACAAAATAACGCGGTGGCGAAAAGAAACGATGGTAGCAATTATATTACAGCTATTTTAGAAGAAACAAAGCAGGGGTTTGTTGAAGCGAATAACGGTCTCGATATGGATTTTGTCCGTATGGGCGAGTGGTTAACCGTTACTAAGAAAGGTAATTTTGTTGAAAAAGACGATGAGAACGTATCGTATGGTGACAATATTGATGTAGTAATTGGATACGGTGAGCAACGTTGGTCTGTATGGGGATTAGAAGAATCACCGGAGGCTGGACAATTAATTGTAGCAGAGAGAACAAAAGAAGAAGCAGAGATAGTGTTAAATCAGTGGCTAGCTGAGAACCCGCAAGCACAAGAAAGATACGAGTTAGACGCTATTCAGCTTCGTTATATGGCATCAGTGGTACCAGTATCAACATTAAGCCCGGACGACTTCCCTCGTATCTACTTAATGAGCTTTAGCCCGACAGACACAATTATTTTCGGTCGTTTTGCGATGAATGTGTATACAGGGAAATATAAAGCTTTAGAAATCCCGTCAAAACTTGGGGTAAACAGAATTGTTACACGTCTTGTAACAGCTGAAAGAAAGAGTCGTACAAATGCTAGTAACCAATGGATCGGTATCGACTTCCAACCTGTTGGTGTATTTAAACCAGAAGATTACGGGATTAACGTAGAAGAAACGGAACAAGCAGAAAAAGCTTCAGAATAATTAAGGAGGGCGTCTACAAATGGCAAAAAAGAAAGATAAAACAAGTGAGTATCAATATGTAGACGCATGGTACAGCAATCAGAACGGTAGAAGCATTCCGTGGAAACGAATCCCTTCCTCTGAAGTGAAGCAATTCCAAACGGGAGAGGCATTCAATTTCAATTGCTTTGCTACAGTTCAACGATTTGCGAACGACACAAAAGTAAAGGGGGAGGCATTTATTGCTCCCCTATATTTTGACCTTGACCATGCGGAAGACCCATCAGTCAGCCAAAAGGATGCAATAAAGCTGGTGGAATTTTTTACGAAAGAGATGGATATTCGTGAATCGGATATGTGGATTTACTTTTCTGGATCAAAAGGATTCCACATCTTAATAAGCTCCGATGCGCTCGGTATTGAACCGAGAAACGACCTTCATAAAATCTTCAAACATATGGCTGGGTATTTAGTCCATAGATTAGGACTCACGTCACTAGACCTTGTGGTGTATACAGAAAAGCGGATGATTCGTTTACCGAACAGTATGCATCAAAAAACGAACCTATTTAAAACAGAAATTAGTGTAAATGAATTAAACAAATTAACCTTGGAAGAAATTAAAGATTTAGCGAAATCACCAAGACACGCTGACGATCTACCTTATACGGCAGAAGAACGTAAAAAGGCAATGAAATACAGACCTCGTACGGGGTATTTACTAATAAATAAGACAGAAGAATATGAACAAGCGGCGGCAACGAGTGCTCGTAAGTATGCGAAAGAAGAATTCCAGTTTAAGAAAGATAAACCACCGGCATGTGTCGTTGATATTTTAAATGGTGGATGGAAAAAAGACGGTGACCGAAACCAGGCAACAGTACAGCTTGCATGTTACTTCAAAGACGCTGGCTACACGAGAGAAGAAACAATGAAAGAGCTGGAAGACTGGGTGCTTAAATTTACATCTGAGGATAACGAGTATGGTAAGCAACAACGTGTTGCGAATACGAGAAGTGTTATCGATGCGGTATACAGCGGTGATAATACATACAAATTTGGTTGCGCGTTTATTCGTTCACTACATGGCGAAAAGAAACCAGGAAGCAAAGATTATGAACGTGTAGCGTGTGCTGGTGATATGTGTCATTGCATTAAGAAGAATGCTGAGGAAGAAGAAAATGCAAAGTTACTTCATTTAGCAGAGACAGGCAATGCGGATCTCACTGGAAAGCTTGTAAAAACACGTGTCATGGTTGCAGGGAAAAAGCATACGCCTTACATCATTCCGAAAAACATTGAGTACCATTGCTGGGGCAGAGAAAGTTGTAAAAAGGTACATTGCCCTCTATACGACATCCATACACATACAGGATATAAAGACCTGGGCGTAAGTGATCGGGAAGTTATTCAAATGACAGGTGTAGGTGACGATAATATAAAAGGCATTTTACGAGAAATATCAGGCATTCCAAATTGTCCGAAATACAATACCGATATTTTAGAAAACATGAACGTTGAAGAGTTGCTTGTAATCCCGATGGCTGAAGAAGATGACGAAAAGCAAGAGCAGCATAAAGGGAATTATGTACTACGAAAAGTGTACGCCGTAAATGGACTAAACGTAAGTGAGAATAAGTACTACGAATTAACAGGTTATGTATACCCACATCCAAAGAATCAGGAGTCAACACTACTTGTAAAGAGTGCGGTACCGCTTCAGGATGTGGTTGAAAGTTTTGAGCTAAATGAACAAGTGAAAGAAGATTTAGCAACATTTCAGCCGGCTGATTATACAGCAGAATCGATTGAACAAAAATTAGGAGCTATTTGTAACGATTTAACGTACAACGTAACACACATTGTAGAACGTGACGAAACGCTACTTGCAGTATTGCTAACACTTCATAGTGTTTTACGTTTTAAAGTACCGTGGGATTTAAATCCGTTACGTGGTTGGGTGGAATTGAAAATCGTTGGTGACACAGGTACTGGTAAGTCTGCGCTCATTGAAAAAGTAATGAAATATGCAGGGCTTGGAACACGCGTGAATGCGGAAAGTACTTCTCGTACAGGTCTAACGTACAAGATGGAACAATCTGGTGCTCAAGGTGCATGGTACATCGTTTGGGGGGCATGGCCGTTAGCGGACAAAGAAATGATTTGGATCGATGAAGATACAGGTATTACGAAAGATGATTATGGTGAAATGACGCTCGCTCGTTCTGACGGGAAGCTGGAAGTAAAACGAGCTGTAACAGCTGAAACACCTTGTAGAGTACGTGCCATCATGTCAGGGAACGTACCGAAAGGGAAACGACTTGCTGATTACTCTCAAGGCGCAGAAAGTTTAAAAGATATTTTCAATAACGAGGATATACGTCGTTTTGACTTTGCAGTTTTTATGAGAGCGAGTGATGTGGATCCTGAGTTGTACAACCAAACGCTTGCTACGTATCCATCGATTATACAGAAGGATACTTTGAAAAATAACATCTTATATGCTTGGTCACGTAAGCCGGAGGACGTGCTATTTACAGACGGTACGATTGATAAAGTACTGGAGGTTGCGACAGACCTTGCGAAAGTATATGGAAATGCGAATGACATACCACTTGTTTCTCCTTCAGATCAGCGGAATAAAGTAGCAAGATTAGCAGTTGCACTTGCAGCTCTTACGCATTCAGTTGATGAATCAGGCGAAAGAATTCAAGTTTGGCCGGGACACGTTGAGTTTATTGGGGAGTATTTAAAAGCTTTATACAATGCTCCAGGTTGCGGCTTAAATTACTATGCTCGTTTAGCAATAAAAGAAGAAGAAATGACAGAAGAAAGATACCAGAAGTTTACGGCAGATCTTAAGAAAATCGATACGTTAACAGGCGAAATGAAATTCTATGAGTTTATCAAACTGTTCGCTCAGCAGAAGTATTTACGACTTGGTGATGTTGAGGCGATGCTTTCTATCGATAAAGAAGAAGCGAAAGCAATCGTAAATCAATTAGCGAAAATGAGGATGATTCTTTTAACAAGCGGTGGTTATCGAAAAACACCACGCTTTAATGCCTACATTGCGTATTGCATGAAGAAAGGACTCTTTGATCATATACAGGATGAGTACTACTAATTATATGGACAAGCACTACAAATATGACTGGAAGTGAAAATATGAAACTCGGAAGTTTATTTGGAAGACCTAAAACATTAGCAAGTAGTAAAAAACAGGTACCGGTAAAAGAATCAAAACTAGCGGTTGAAATGGAAAAAAAGAAAAAGCCGGGACAATTCGATATTGTTTGGCCAAAAGTAGAACCGCAGCAAGTGAAAGATTATAAAGCGATTCTTACAGTCTCAGAGTTAAAGAAATACTTAGAACGTTGTATACAAACAGGTAAAGTAGGATTCGACTGGGAGACTGCAGCAAGTAAAGAAATTAGAGTGCATTATAAAAAGGCGTTTGAAGATATAGAAGAAGCACGTACTACAGGGATTATCGATGATAAAGAAGCGGAAAGCCGAAGTGAGAGCTTAGAAAAAGCGTATTTAAAAACACCATTGGATCCGTGGAAAGGTGAAATTTGTACGGTATCGCTGTCAGCGGCGGCACACGAGTCAAGAGTTGTTCCAATCTCACATAAAGTTGGCCAAGTATTTGAACCAAGTATGGATAGAGATGAAGCTAGGAAATTAGTTCTAGATTTGCTTGATGAATACCTATTTAAAAATGAAAAGGTATTAAAGATTGCGGTCAATTTGTCTTTTGAAACGAAATATGCAGCGAAGTACGGTAAATACATTTTAGGAAAAGTAGCAGATCCATTGATTATGTGGGTACGGTGTTTACAAATCGCAGCACCTCAAAAGATTAATAACCCGAAAAAACCTACAAGCGGATGGGGTTTAAAACCAGCTACGAAACACATTTTTGGTGTAACGATGAACGACTTTTCAGCCCTTTTAAAGAAATACAAGGTCAATTTCTTTGACGAAATTGATGCGGGTAAAGGTGAAGGGTTGCTTTACTCAGCTGAAGACTCGGATTATGCTGTGCAGCATTACGAATATTGGTCTCAAATTGCAGCTCAAATTCCGCGATATGAGGAATGGCTTCATAAGATTGAAATGCCATTCACACGTGTTATCGGCCTTATGGAATATTGGGGGATGAATTGGGATCCAAACCTTGCAACGCAAAAGAAACAAGAAGCAGAAATTATGCAAGAGCAAGCGGCTGAACGTATTAAACAAATCGCGAAAGAAACGTTCAATATTGATATAAATACCGGTAAATCAGGTAAAACGAACGAAGTGAAAAGCTTAATGTTTGATTACTTAAAAATACCGATTGCCAAATATGGAAAAACAGGCGCGAGTCTTGATCAAGAGGCGCTTATCGATATGGCATTTATGCTTGAAAACAAGCTGAACGATATCGACGAGGAAAAATACCTCGGTGTTTCATTGCCTGAAAATTGGGAAAATATCGATCCGGAAAAGGATCCTACTTTAGATAAGCTAGAACGCGGAGCGATTCGTATTGCAAAACGTGAACCGCATCCCTATAAAGAACAGGCACTAGAAGTTATTGACCAGCTAAAGAAAATACAAAAATACACGACATTACTTTCTTCGCACATCATAGGACGTGAAAAGTACTTGAACTTTATGAGTGGACGGATCCATGCAGGGTACAGTCCATTCACAGAAACAGGACGCTTAAACAGTTTTAATCCGAACGGACAAAACGTTCCTAGACCTGATAATGACGAGTTTAAAATAAGAAACTTCTTTGTACCTAAACCAGGAAAGATATTATTCTTCATCGACTTCTCGGGGTTCGAACTTCGCCTAATGGCATGGAAATCAGGCGATGAGGTCATGATTGAGTTATTTAACACAGGTGGCGATATGCACCGTAGAACCGCATCTGTAATGACTGGAAAGTCTGAGGCTGAAATTGTAAAGAAAGAACGTACAGATGCCAAGGCGGGCAACTTCGGTATCTCTTATGGCGGTACGGAACACGCTCTACAGTTCACATTTAAAACGAAATACATGATTCGTAAAACATTAGATGAATGTGCGCAGATCGTGAATGCCGTTAAAACAGCGTACAAACGCATACCAGAGTATCAACGCAAGATTGTTTTAGAAGCACGGGAGCAAGGCTATGTACAAACAATTTATGGATATATGAGATTACTACCTGGTATTAACAGCGCGAATAGAAGAGATCGTGGCTCTGCTGAAAGACAAGCAGCGAATACACCAGTACAAGGAAGTGCCGCTGACATTATGAAGAAAGTACAAAATGAAATTTATGAATCTATCGGTAAACAAGAAGGCGTACTTTCTCATGGAAGTGCCGATATGATTGCACAAATTCACGATGAAATCATTTTTGAAATAGATGATGATCCGGAAATTGTAGTTGCAGTAGAAAAACAAATTAAACAAGTTATGGAGCAACCTCCAGTACCAGGATTTCCAGTTCCGATTGAGGCAGAAGGAAGTGTAGGTTATCGATGGGGCGAGAAAATGAGTGTTGAGTCCTGGCTTAAACAAAGGGAGGAATAGCATGTGGGAAGAGGAGAGGGACCGCGTAAATCGTTATTTGCAAAGCGTCATGCAACAGCATTACCACGTGTAAAGCCGGCAAGAATTGTAGGAAGTATTGCTGGAGAACCGTACAACATGGTTTGGGTAGTAAGTTCATTAAGAAAAGATAAAAAGACTGGTGTGCTAGACCCAGTACCACAAGATCCATACGCAGAATTACTATTCAGCAGTTGCTTTAAAAAATGGAGGGAAGACGATGAACGCCTTGAACCGTCAACAACGCCGGGCGAGTGAACGTGAGAGAAAGAAAACAAGGGAGCGGCAAAGTTTTCACAGAGGTGAAGTGCAGCAAGTATCCCTTTTATCGTATAAAGATGGCCGAACATTAGCATTACGTGCAGTAAAAGAGGTCTTAGGTCTGGGTCCGGTACGTTTAGAACGTGTACAGAAGCGATTAGAAGAACTAGAAAATGAGAATTTCAATGAACTATTTTTAGAGCATTTAAGAAAATAAAAAGCTGTAGGAAGGATGTGCGATTGTGGGTGGTAGACAGCAAGGGAAGGGGTACGAAAATCGGAAAAGTGATCGGAAATTAGAAAAATTAAAACGTGAAATGGTTAGGCAAAAAAGGAAAGTAGCAAAAGGTGAGCTACGAAAGGCGGTAGTGTACTTGGACAATTCGGAGCAACAATTAAAAGATGTGATGCAAGAGAATCGTGATTTGCAGTTAGAAGTTGACTTATACAAGTCTCAGGTGAAAGTGAAAGACAATTACGCAAAACGTGTATTGAAAGAAAATAACGAGTTACGGGAACAGATTAAAAATTTACGTAAAAAGTCTATTTCGTTATTTGTTTCTTATATGTTGGTAGCGGTCATTGTTAGCTTTGTAATTGTTAGATAAGAAGGGGGAGATTGAGATGACTGTAGTAAAAGACAACGAGTTTTGGAAAGAAGTGTATTACTACATGGAAAAGCATGATTGCTATAAGGATGAGGCTGTAAAGGTCGTGGAGGCTCAGTTCAATAGTAAGAACGAGAAAAGAGTGAAAATTATTGAAGCCGTAAAAGAAAAGTTGATTGGTGCGGGAATACCTGAAAAGGACTCTTTAAAATTCGCAGAAACTGCACCCTTTGTTAATTCCTTAACTGGTGCCAGTGTAGAAAGAATGGTGAGAAGTTTTATAGATTTGTTTAAAAAAGGGGAGCGTGCAAATCAATGAACATCACTCATTTATTCCAGCTTCAAAAAGACCTTGATAACAAAATTGTGGAAAAACGTAGTTTACAAAACGTTCCATTGTTTCAAGAAAAGAAATTATCATTTCGTGATGAATTAAGTGAATTGCTTCATGTGTGGCGCGGCCATAAGTTTTGGAGCGAAAATAACAAGCCGATTACAAAAGGTGTACGTAACAAGGATCAAATGATGGAAGAAGATAAGGAGTACTACAATCCGTTATTAGACGAATTTGTTGATGCGCTTCACTTTGCTTTATCGATTGGATTAGAACGTGAATGGAATAAATATATCGATGCCTTTGTAGTACGTAATAGCAAAGGAAATACAAAAACAGAAATTATTGATGTGTTTAATGATTTATATGAAAACAAATTATGGACTGCAGCACACTACATGACCTTGATGAATGACTTGGCGTACTTAGGTGCGGCGCTCGGATTTTCGGCTATTGAAATTTACAACGCATATATCGAAAAAAATAAAATCAATCATGATCGTCAGGCATCCGGGTACTAAAAGGAGGCGAAATGGTGGGGAAAGTTATTCTTTGGACAAAAGAAGAAATAGCGTATCTGGAGGATTCCTGGGGGACATATAGCATTAAAAGTATTGCAAAGAAGTTAAATCGCACTGTAAATGCCATAAAACTAAAAGCAAATCGTATAGGGTTAAGTGATCCCCGCTTACACTTCAATGGGCTTACAGTGCTCCAACTAGCAGATGTATTACAAGTAAGTTATAAAACAATTGAATCGTGGTATAAAAGGTTCGCATTTCCTATAAGGCTAAAGTTGTTTGTAAAAACACAAAAAGTAAAAGTTGTTTACTATAAGGATTTCTGGGACTGGCTAAAACGACATAAGCAGGTAGTTGATTTTTCAAAGGTTGAATATGGGATTTTAGGACCTGAACCAGAATGGATGAAAGAGAAACGTGATGCGGATGCGTATAGAAGGAAAAAAGAAAGGGAGCCTTGGACCAAACAAGATGAATTATTACTAAGAAGTATGGTTAAAGCGAATTGTTATACGTATTTGTATATCGCGAAACGACTCCAGCGAACAGAAAGTGCAATAAAGAAAAAACTGGAGGAGCTTGGGATCTTCGAGAGACCTGTAGAAAGTCAGGCATCTTATACAGAAGATGAAGTACGAATTAGTTTAGACCTATTTGAAAAAGGTTACACGGTAGATGCGATTGCAGAAAGGTTTGGGAAAAGCGCATTAACACTTGTTGGTTACTTAGAAAGTAAGGGGTATCGGTTTAAGGCGAAAACGGTGATAAAACCGGAGAACGTCGCATTTTAGATTTAAACAAAAAAGGCTAGGATTTCTCCTAGCAAAAGAGTTATGTCGTACAGAAAGGTACTTGTGTGCAAACCAGGTGTTTGCAAATTCATTATATAACGTTCTTGAGGTGGACAGGCTGAATCATAGCAATCTTTACGTAAACTTTACATGGTATTGAAGATTTTGATAGAGATCAAATTTGAGTTTTATTAGAAAAGGAGAATGAGAGATGAAGTTTCTACTAGTTACCTGTATTGAGAATGTGGTCATTACAGGTAGAAATAGTGATGGTACTCCAGACCATTGTTTTATTAAAGGAAAAGAATACGACATGTGCCTTGATGAGAAAAAAGGCGACTGCTTTACAGTGAATGAAGTTAGAGAAATGCACTTTATAGGCTATGAAAATAATTACTACTTTGACAAACATTTCAAAGTCGTAAAAGAGTTGAAGGACGAGGATCTCGCTAATGATGAATTAAGACTTCAACGACTAAAAAGAATGGCTCGAGAAAAACAAAATTACGAAGAGTAAAACCAAACCAAAGCGTTATTTTAAATGAAAAGGGGAATGTGAGATGGGATTAAGGCAAGCGTATGAAATGGTTATTAAGCATCAATTGGAATTATTAGTTGCAGAAAAAGGATGGGATTTTTCAGAAACTAGTTTAGAAGTAATAGCTGAAGCAATGGCAAATGACCCGCAATTTACAGATCAGTTACTTGATTTCACTGATGAGCACCTAGAAACATTTGGTGATAATTACTGGTAAGGTTTTAAAACAAAATAGTTGTTTGAAAAGGAGAAGAAGCATGCTGTTTTTATCAAGATGTACACATTGTAACTATCGACTTTTAATGTTAGGAACAAAACAGTATAACGAGTATTCTTGTTCAAAATGTATTCCAAGGAACAGTTCGGCAAGGGATAACATAAACGAGACATATAAGTACGAGCTGTTACGTTGGAAAATTAAAAACTAAACCAAAGTTTTACTTTAATCGGAAATGGCAGGTAATTGACTAAGTTACCTGCCGAGTGCCTAAACAGTCCGGAGGGGAAGTCTCCGTTTTGAAAGAATGTAGTCATGGGAAATTGACTTGTAGATAGTATGTGTAATGTAAAAAAGATTATTCGTAAAGGAGAATGAAAAATGAATACAATCACTATTAAATTTGGTCAAGGTACAGAAGCTTGGAAGGATATGCAAGAAGTAGTTAAAGCACTACATGATAAAGGATACACCGCTCAACCCTACGAGGATATTGGAACGGTTAAATTAACTAAGGAAATTAAAGAAGGAAACTAAACAAAATTCTTATTTTAACAGGAAAGGGAGAATGGAAAATGGATAAAGCAAAAGTAATTGAGTTAATAGCACAAGTGGTTTTTGATGCTTCTGAGAGTGGTAAGAATTACGGATGGATGTGCGAACCGGATAACTCTTTAGATAAGTTAGGCGAAGAACTGGACGTTAGTAATGAAGAAATTTATGACACTGTATTAAAACTGAATGGTCCTGATCCAGTTGCGATCAGTAAAACGGAAGAAGGTACTTATAAAAGGATTTTAGTAGAAATGCATTATCCGTGGGATATGATTAAAGATTGGTCAGAAGAGAAGTGTGAAGCTGAAATAGAGGCAATCGATGGTGCGGATGTAATTTAATAAAATTTTTATTTGAATCGGAGGAATTAACATGGTCTATGAAGTTATAGATTATTGCACTAAGTGTGATGAGGAAATAGAGAAATGCGATTGTGTTTGTAATAAGTGTGACGAGTGGTTACACGATTGTACATGTGCAGAAACAAAAAAAAATCGTTACTTGAACAGAAAGGCGGATCAAGATGATAAAAGTAACTAAATCGGATAAATATGATGAATTACTAGCTCGTCACAACAAGTTAATGGAGGAAGATGAAGAATTTAGAAAGGCTGCAAAGAGTCTCACATTTCCTGTCGGGAAAAAGTTAGAACTAATTATCGAGATAACTGATGAGTATCACAGTTATAATTTGCGGAAATTGTTGGATGGTGATCTGGAAGGTGCTGAATTACTTGGATTTAAGGTGAATGAGATTGTTTTACATCCTGAATTGCGGAATAAAAGAGAAGTGAAACATATTTTAAATAAAGTAATCGAGGATATTGATAATTATAGATTGTAATATAAAACGCTATTTTGTAGAAAATGAGGGGATCTAATGGATTTTATGTATGTAATTTACACAATAGATACTCTTGATCAAAAAAGTAATGTATCTATTGTTGTAGATGAAGAGAATGCCCAAAAAGCAATTTTAGGGTTAAGGGCTAACGGAATGAATGCAGGGTATGAAAAGTTAGAGGTATGGAAACAGGTTAATTTAATCACGAAATGATTCTTAATAAAAACTTCTTTTAATAGAAAGGACTGTTAAACATGAGTCTAAAGAAAAAGCTTGGAAACATCGTTTGGCACATTGAAAATAACCGCGGAATTATAGGTGATACACAGGTACTTGATCAAGTGCTTGAAAGCTTGAAAGGTTTAGAGAGTGAACTTCACGTTACACCCATGACATTAGAAAGCGTAAAAGAAAGTGGCAAACAGTTTTCTACAGGATTTATGAATGGTATTAACTTAGTACAAGCAAGTACTCCAGTGCAACCTAGCCATACGTTTAAAGAGGGAAAACCACGTTTTTGGTACGGAAAGCATAGAGGCCATAATAAATGGGATTTAGCAAAAGACTATTTTCAGATGTCTAATGATGCGTTCTTGGATCATTACGGATTTAATTTTGTACCAACTGGTCGGCTTTATGATGAAGCGAAAAGTTATTTAGCAAGACAAGAAAATGTATTTAGGGGAGGGACTATGAATAATGGCGCATATTAAATTAATCGACGAAACAACAGACTTGTCACAAGTGAAAATACCTATCGGTTGGGATCTAGAAGTAAATGGTGTTCCGTATGATGTGTATCGCATTGATGGGTACAATCATACACTTGGCGGTAAATTCTCAGAGAATTGTTATTGGGCATGTCCAGCAGGAGAGAAACCTACTTATAAAAACTTGATTGAGTTTAACGGTGATGCACCAACCTGGGGTGTAGTATTTGATCGTTCTAATTATACAAAAACAAAGTGGAATGAAACGTCAGTCGAATGTAACGGTATCTGCTGGATAACACGAAATGGTAAGAAATTTTACAGCATTCCTGCACGTTACATGGATTACGGATTAGCAAAGGCACAGTATATTTTAGTGAAACTATTAGAAGAGTGCCCACTTTGGTTATCGGAGAGAAATTGGAAAGAAAAAGCTATTGGACGAAAGATTTGGTATGAGAATCAACCAGCTAAAATAACAAGAATTAATGATGAGAATGAATTGTGGATTGAACCAGACGGTATCCAAGTATTTAAAGCTCCTGCTCATTGGGATCACGATGATTATTCCGATTATGAAAATGGATTACGAATAGACTTGTTGTCACCGCACATCTATTGGTACAGAAATTAGGTAAGAGAAGGAGTATCTAAAATAATATGAAACCTGTAAAAGCGAAATGTGAAGTATGTGAGCACGTGTTTCGTGTCCAGATGCTCGTAGCGCGATTATCAAACCGTGTGGACAAGCACTACTTCATTTGTCCAAGCTGTAAAACAGAATTTGTAAGTTATTATTCGGACCGTGAAATGAGACAGCTGCAGAAAGAAATTTCGAAATTATACAACGGTTTCCGTAAATGTTATTCGAAAGAACAGGCAGAAGTGATTCAGGCAAAAATCGATAAAAAGGATTTAGAGTTTAGGTGGTTACGGGATAAATTACGAACGGAAATTGAAAAAAATTTACCAAAATAAAGGGGGCTGAAGTTATATGAATATACCTAAACAATTGATGATCGGTAGTGTACCGTACGATGTAGAAGTCGTAAAAGGATGGCTTGAAGAAAGAGAAAACGGAGAAGTAAGAATTGCAGAAGTAACGTATCACGAACAACAAATCAAGATTTCGGACAATGTAGCGAAGTATGAAGGGCAAATGAAAAATGTACTTCATGAAGCGATTCACGCGATGCTTTATGAATACGGACTCGATCGTTTAAATAAAGAAGCAAACGTAAACGCATTAACTACAGTCTTTTTCGACTTTATTAAAAATAATATTCGTGGAGGAGTCTCCAGCTTTGTAGGTTATGAATACCTGGTGCTTACGTCTCCTGAGAAAAAAGTAGAGAAAGAAGAGCAGCGAGGGCTTTCATTTATCAATACAGCAACAGAACTTGTGAAAATGATTAATCAACAACCACCTGAAGCGGAAGTTCATAAGGCTTTAGATCTAAGGGGTACGTATAAACAACTACGTGAGTCGGCTATTAAGACGACCGAAGATAAGCCGACTCGTAAACTACCAATCGTAGAAGTGAATCGTAGCTCGTTCCCTATGGAAGAAATAGTAAAGATTACAAAGAAAGAAGAAGCTGATCCGACTCATTGGAAAACAGGTATTAAGTATGACGATGAAGGTAAACCGAGATATCGTACACGTTACGATTGCTGCATGTGCGGGAATCGTGGAAATCAATATGAATATGAGGGGAATAAATTTACGAAATGCCACAAATGTAACGCGAAACTTAAGATGGTACAGGCAACGAAAAATGGATTCCCTGAACGCGATGCATTCGGTAATTTTTACGTAGCTAATGAAGAATACAGCGTTATTTTGGATGGTGAGTAAAGATGAAGAATATACCTACAAAAAACATAAGTGAAGAACTGGAGACACGTGAAGGTGTCACAACAGTGCAAGTAAGTCCTCATGAAAAGATTGAAGTAGCCGGTATTACGGTTGAGGGTCCGGCTGTGATTCTTATTAATAAGGACTAGGAGTGGTTGGATGGAACTTATATACGAATATCCGATTTGGACAACGTGGTTTATCTGTGTAATATTTTTTGGTTTAGCAAGTGTTATAGAAACAATTAAAAAGTAAGGAAAGGGAGTTGGAAGAAATGAGAGCTGTAATTAAAACGATTGACGGTTCTGTACACACTGTAGAGGAAGCAGATTTTATTTTTGAAGGATACAAAAAGCTAGAAGGGGCGTTATTTGCGGAAGGAAATGCGATAGATACTTTTGATGATGATGGGCGTATTACGGGAATTGTGAATATGCAGCATGTTTCTGCGATCAAGTTTGAATATTGATAAAAGAATAGGAGCTGAAGAGAAATGAAAGAAAAAGATTTAAACATTTCAGAAGTACGTGGTGCGAAAAAGAACATTTCAGACTTACAAGTTTATGGTGATGGAGATATGTTCGCTTTACTTTGCAAAGCGAGTTCTCAAGAACAGGGTTGGATGAAATCAACTAAGGTTTGTAACGTAAAAGGTGGTTGCGTGATGCAGGTGACAACGCAGCAGAAGAATCCTGATGGTAGTTATGCGGTAGCTGAGGCTTTAACGTATGTACCAGGTGTTCATATTGATACAGAAAGTGAACCGCGAAAGATGGTTCCAATCCCTGCGGAAAAATATGAAGTTAACACTCTTGTAGAACTAGGGGAACGACGTCTTCAATCTAGTTGGATAAAAGGAGCTGAAGAGAAATGAAATCAACAGGTATCATTCGTAACATCGACCCACTAGGACGAATTGTAGTTCCAATGGAATTACGTCGTACATTAGGTATTCAGGAAAAGGATCCAATGGAGATTTTCGTAGATGGTGAATCTATTATTCTACAAAAATATAATCCAAATGGTTCTTGCCAAATTACAGGTGAAGTTTCTGACGAAAATATTGAATTAGCCGGTGGGAAACTCGTGCTAAGTCCTGAGGGAATCGACCAAATTTTAGTGGAAATCGAATCACATTTGAAGGGGCGATAAGATGAGTAATTCGGGTGGCCAATATTCAAATATCGAACTAGAAATGATTTTGGACAACTTTGTAAAGGCGTTACCGATGCAGATACGAATGCAGCGTGAAATGTCTAAATTACTTAAAGCACGTTTCGATGCACTTGTTTCAGAAGGTTTTACGGAACAACAAGCACTGGAAATTGTAAAGTCACGAGGTATAGAGTGAAAGGTTCCGAAGCAATCTTACGAGCGATGCACCAGGTGGGAGGAGAAATCCCGGCTACGCAGTTCGATACGTGGCTGGGACAACTCTCTCAGTTAGGGCTACTGGAGCAAGTCACGAAAGATGATAAGCATGTTTACTATTACCGGCTTACGGATAACGCAAGACAGTTTCTAGCGAAGAAGGGTGTGGAGTGAAGGTGAAAATACGTGTATGGACCCTAGTAATGAATTTGTTTGAAATAGGAAAAAAATACAAAATTATTATTTTAGACGAGGATAATGGACAGGTTGTATATAAATGCACAGTCAAGGCAAAGGACGGCGGTAATTTACTAATCGATGTGTATGAGACAGACGGGGAAGAAGATTATGGGCAAACGTGGATAAAATGGCGCTGGATTCTCGAAATGGAGCAACTAGAAGTAAACGTAAAAACGTTGGAGGTTCCTGAATAATGATAAAAGAAACACCGATTAAAACGTTAAAAATTAACGGGGAGAAAGTTATGTGCGACAGTCCTGTATTACATGAACCGTCAGCTGCTACGTTTATACAGGGAAAAGGTATCTTCCAAAAACAGGACCACACTTGGTACATCGATTTCGTCACGTATGCTCGTAAAGATTTCTTTGATTCTTTAGAAAATCGTGTGTCTGTCTTAGTAGAAGTCACAGAGGAAAACGGAAATACACATCAGGGACGTGCCATATTTACATGTATTGATTCTACCTTGGATGAGCCAATTGTATATCGAATGGAAGGTATTACGGAATTAGAGCCTGTAAAAACTCAACCGATTCCAGAGGTACCTGAGTTCCAGATGAAAGATCTTCACGGGAAACAAGTCACGCTTTACTACAGTTCTGATACTTCTACTACAGGTGATTATACAGTTGAGACACTTATCGCTTTAGAGAATGCAGGTAGTAATAAAGTGGGAATATATGTTCTTAGTAGTGAGGTAAAGGAGAGAAACAAGTGAATTATATAGATCGTATCACGGAATTAGCCCCACAAGTACCGGCGGTCGTTTTAGAAGATGTGATGAACCGGATTAAGGATTGGGTTGTAAGTGGTGGGAAAGAGGATGACCCATATATTGAACAACAACTGAAATTCGTGGAACGTGTGGCTGCGGGAGTAAGGAACATGACGTCTGAAGAAATCCGTAACTTACAAATCGATGGAGTAGATGTTTCGTTTTACGATGGATATGTGACGGTACAAGAAGGAGTTGTTACGGGCAATCTCACATGGAGTCTCCATGTTGTGGATTATGGGGTAAGTGAATTTGTAGCCACGAACCAGTTACGTGATGTGAATATCGAGACAGAGCAGGGCAATGTATATGCTGGAGAAGGATTGATTACGAAAGTGACTGAGGAACAGTTTCTCTTAGCTGGAAAGTCGGTGCTACGTGGTTACGAGACAGCAGCGGCGTGGCATGCGTTTCGAGATTCGGAGATTCACAGCTGTTTACACGAAAATAAAAATATATAAAAGAAAAGTTTTTAGGAGGGGGTCTAATACACTACAGTACTTAAAAAAGAAAAAGAAAATAAAAAAGAACCCCCCCTTAAAAAAATATACCTTATATATATAATATAAATATAAAACTAATAATTATATATTATATATATAGTATTATTTATTAATAGTTATATAGTATGTAATACTATTAATGGTTTAAGGTGTTTGTTTTAGGGGTTTGATTTTCTGAGTCAGGAGGTTCGGAGATGACCAGAATTGATGGCTATGTTTCAAAGAAGACAATACGACTATGGCTGGAGAATTACGAATCGCTGGCTGTAGGTGATCGGTTCCCTGATGCGCCGCCTAGCTTTACGGGACCTGGTGCACTGGACGGGAAAGGCGATGGACGGTTGAATAAGATTGTGCTGGATCAGGCGATTAAACAATTACCGAAGAACATGAAATATATAGTGCTTGCTCGGTATGTGTACAAGATTCCTAGAAGGAACACATTACGGACTATGAATATTACTGCGAAAGTATATTACACACGCTGTAAACAAGCCGTGGATTTATTACACATGAGTATTAACGGTGACATGGTTGGCATAAGAAGTTTAATAAAAAAGTTGTACGAGGCTTGACAAGATGTGGTCATAGTAGGTACAATTTATGTTAGGATGGTGAAATTGTGTCCTACTCCAGTACTAAATAATACGCATAGCCATGAGGCCCGTCATTGGGGTATCATGGCTATTTTTATGTCCGTTGGATTGGACTGACTGTGGTGTATATAGTAGGTAGAAACTAAGGTAACTACTGTAGTAGTTATCTAACTGTCGGCAACACGAAAGGTGAAACCGATGGGTATTTTTATCAGCCGAGCTCGCTGAGAGAGAAGGGTCTTTGAAACTCAGGGGGTCATAATCATTCATATCGGTTTCATAACTTAAAGGTTTTGACACTTTGTTATGGGTGTGATAGTATCAAGGTATCAAACGGTGTCATAACTTAGTGTCATTAGTTAGGACCGAAATGGAGCTGATATGAATGAAGTACGGATATGCGAGGGTAAGTACGATTCACCAGGACTTAGAGGCACAGATTCAAACACTGGAGAAGGAAAGCTGTAGTATAATTTATTCAGAGAAGTTCACTGGTACAAAAGCTGATCGTCCTAAGTTTAAGGAACTACTTTCGATACTAGAGTCAGGTGACACACTGGTAGTTACAAAGCTGGATCGCTTTGCTCGTTCGACAGTCGATGCTATACAGACAGTAAGGGAACTGTTTGAAAAAGGTGTGAAGGTACATGTATTGAACATGGGACTGATAGAGGATACACCGACTGGGCGCTTAGTCTTCAATGTTATGAGCGCGTTTGCGGAGTTTGAACGTGACATGATTGTTGAGCGGACACAAGAAGGTAAAGCAATTGCTAAGCAGCGTGAAGACTTTAGGGAAGGTAGACCGAATAAGTACAGTAAGAAACAAATTGAACATGCGCTAGGCTTATTAGCTAATAAGCATTCATATAAGCAAGTAGAAGAAATGACCGGAATCAGTAAAAGCACACTAATACGAGCAAAAAAGAAAAAAGAGTCGGAAAAATAATTTCGGCTTTTTCTTTTTGTTCGAGAACATATTCAGTCCCCCGGGGGAGGTCAAATCTGGTGAGGGGTTGGCAGGCGTTCGTAACGTACCGCCGGAATTTTTAAACTCGGGGGGTTATACAAAACATACGAATTTCAAGGCAATCGATACTAAATCGGTTGCCTTTTTCTATTTCACGAAGAAAGGGGAGCGAAACGATGGCTAAGTTAGACGAGTTAAAACAGAAACTTACGGCTAAACAAATTCAAGCGGCGTACCTGCTTGTAGAAAACGAGTTGATGGAATCGAACAACGAAGAAAAAAGGACTCAGGACGAAATGGCCAACGAGCTAGGCATAAATCGGACAACGCTTTGGGAATGGCGAACTAAGAATCAGGACTTCATTGCATTCAAGAGTGAAGTGGCCGATAGTTTTCTTGCAGAGAAGCGTGAGCAGGTGTACAGCAAGTTAATGCAGTTAATTTTAGGGCCGCAACCGAGTGTAAAAGCTATGCAATTGTATATGCAGCGATTCGGTTTACTGACTGATAAGAAAGTAATTGAGGGTGATCTAGGAAATGCGACACGTACAAATGCGGAAATCGAAGAACAGCTTCAGAAATTAAAAAAATTGACAGGCGAGTAAAAGGAGGGCGGGCTACATGGCATATATAGACGGTAAATGGTTAGCCCGTCAAGAACGTCAGGAACGTATCAATCTTGTAGCAGAAAGAGCGAAGAAATTACAGGAGTTGTACGAGACTGGTGAGGCAACAGAACATTACATGGATACACTACTTGCTGACATCGATGAGCTAGAAAAGTTAAAAAGGGTGCACCGTGGAGAACATGACATGCTGTACTTCATGTATGAGTATTTCTCTGAAGAAGGGAATCCCGGGAATCCAGATAACTTAATCCCAGCTGGAGTAACGATGGATGATGCTGCAGAGTTTCACCAAACGTTATGTGGGCTATTAGATGACATCACAACCGGTAGGGAAAAAAAGAAAAAAGTAGCATGGAGTGTAGGTCGTGGCCACGCGAAAACCGCTTATCTGAGTAACGGTTATTTGTGTCATCAAGTCGTGTATCGATTAAAGCAATACATTGTTTTGATATCCGAGACTTCCGATGTAGCTGGTGACTTTATATCATGGGCGCGTGATCAGTTAAAGTACAACGAGAAACTACGTGAAGATTTCGGTATCTTACTTCACGAACAAAAAAGCCGAAATGAAGTAGATAACGATAAAGAGTTCGTGACTTTAACAAACACGAAAGTCGAAGCAAAAGGTATAGGGACGCAGGTACGTGGTTTACGTCACGGTTCCAAAAGGGTTCAGCTCTACATTTTGGATGACTTAGAAAGTAAGGAAAACACGGCGACGGTTGATTTAATTGCCAAAAACAGACGTTGGTTCAAAGAAGAATTACTACCAGGTTTAAGTCGTCAAGAAGGTGCCTGTATTTATATGGGTACCATCGTTTGTTACGACAGTTTATTGCATCATGTTATTAAAAACCGTCGTGACTTTGTATCAAGATCATTCCCAGCAATTCTGAAATGGTCAGAGCGCGAAGACTTATGGCAAGAATGGCGTGAAATTCGTCAGGTAGATGAAGAGAACGCTTCTGATAAAGCTCGTGAATTTTACGAACAAAACAAAGAAGAAATGCTCCGGGGTACAAAAACATTATGGCCGTCACATTTCCCATATATTGATTTGATGGAAATTAGAGAGGACGACGGTACCAAAGCGTTTAACCAGGAGTATTTATGTAACCCGACTGACGAGGAAAGGCAGATATTTAAACCTAAATATTTCACGTACTGTACTGAGAGTGATCTAAAAGATAAACAACTTTTGTATTACGGTGCGGTTGACTTTGCAATGGGGAAAGAAAAAGGTGACTACAGTGTAGTAGTTACACTTGCGAAAAATGTGGAAACAGGTACGTGCTATGTTATAGATATTTTTATGGAGCGTGTGCATCCAAATACATTGTTAGAAAAGGCTGTAGAATACACGCTGGCATATCAATATGAATCAATCGCAGTAGAGGCACAACAAGCGCAGGAGTGGTTTGCTGAGAAGGTTGCTGAAGCGTTGCAAAAGAAAGGGTATCCTTCATCGACTCGCTTAAAACAAATTAAGCAGCGTACACGAAAAGCCCTCCGTATTGAGTCATTATTACCTGATATACAGAGTGGTAAATTACGTTTTATGAAACATTTACGTGCTTTATTGGAGCAATTTGAAATGTATCCGATGCATCCGCATGATGATGGTCCGGATGCAGTTCAAATGGCTTTTTCTATTGCATATAAACGTGCAAGACGTAAAGCGGGAACTACAGGGAATTCAAGATATTGAGAAAGGAGGGGCTTGAATGAGAGTACAAGGTGATCGTAATTTTATGAATCCTGTGGAAATTGTAATGCCAGTTCGTACTGCACTCGGCGATTCTGAGTGGACACGCATTATGTCCGAGGTTCGTTTGTATGAGCGTTATGAAGGAGACTTAAACGTATGGTCTGATTATAAAAAACCAGACAATCTCGACTATGAACCTACGAAAATACAACTTGATTATCCTCAAAAAATTGTAAACATGATTGCAGCGTGGCAATTTGAAAAAGAACCGAAAGTCACAGTTCCTCCTGATGTGATAGACGACCCGGCACTTATGATTCAATCAGGATACGAGCCTAGTGAGGAGCAGCAAGCAGAAAACAGTAGAGCGAAAGCGAAAGAAAGGCTATTAACATGGGTTTGGGATGACAATCGAATGCATGAGAAGTTATTAGCAGCAGCAAAAGACAGGGCTATTTCAAAAACTGGTGTGTATGCTCGGATTCACTATGATAAACGTCGTGGTGAATTTAAGATTATTTGGCATCCATCAACAGAAGTTATCGCAAAGTATAACGACTGGGATATAGATCAACTGGAAGAAATTCATTTTATTGCATGGCTTGATGAAGAACAAACGAAAATGTGGAAGTTATCGTATTACTTAGTTTGGAATGAAAAAGCCGGTGAGTACGACTGTGAAATTGAAGAGGCGATATACAACGGTGACTTAGAAAAACAAGAGGATAGGGTTGAGCGCTCATCAATGGGCATCGATTTTATTCCCGTTGTACCAGTGCCGACTGAAAAGCTCAGTAAGCGAACTACAGGCTATAGTGAACTTGAAAAAACAATTAAGCTTTCTGACGAAATAGATAAAAAGATGTCTGATTACTCAGATGCGTTGCGTTTTGAAATGTTTGCTATTACATTGCTAACGAATGTAGATGAGGATCCAAAGAATCCACTTCAAGTAGCACCAGGTGCGAAATGGGATTTAGGTGATGGTGCGGAAGAGACCGGTGAACCAAGTGCTAAGAAATTGGAAAGTGGATTTAGATTTAAAGAAACTATCGAAGCGTATCTGGACCGATTGCAGAAACGCCTACACGAAAAAGCAGAGGTACCGATGGTGAACACTGCTGACATGAATACGGGCGGTATAAATGACATGGCGGTACAGCTTTTATTCAGTAATATCATTTCAAAAACACAACGCTCATGGGTGATATGGCAGTCCCGTCTACAAACCTTAAATGAGTATATTTTACGTTATATGAAAGCTAGGAAGGATGACTCCAAATTCAAATACGATAAAGAAATGTTAGCAAAAGTAGATAACTATTATGCTAGTAAGATTATTTTCGGTTTACCGTTACCGCAAGATCAAAAAGCACTTATCGAACAGTTAGGCGATGAAATTTCAAACGAAATCGAATCAATTAAAGGTGCGATTACGAGAAGTGGTAAAGAAAATGCGGAACAAAAGTTCATGGAGATTATGCAAGAGCGGATGTTGAAAAGACAGTCTCAGGATCCGTATAACGAAAAGTAATACTTGCCTTACGAAATGGCGCTATAAACTTTCGGAAATTATAGCCGACAGGCTCAAAATGGAGGATTTGCAAATGGAATACGTAAAACAAGCTACAGCATTAAAATTTTTTGTAGGACAAGTACAAAAAACACCTAAGTTCCCACTTCGATTAGACCTACAGTTTTTCTCCGATGGTGGCGGTTCTGGGGATGATCCAGACAAAAAGCCTGAGGGTACTGATGATCCGTCAAAAACTTTTACGCAAGAAGAACTAGATGAAATTGTTAAGAAGCGCTTAGAACGTGAACGTAGTAAATCCGCTGAGAAATATGGTGATTACGATAATGTGAAAGCGAAATTAGCAGAATACGAAAAAGCTGAAGAAGATCGTAAAAAGCAAGAAATGACGGAAATTGAACGTTTGCAGGCTGAAAAAGAAGAAGCTGATAAAAAGGCATTAGAAGCTTCCGAAGCAGCACAAAAAGCGCAGGAAAAAGCAAATACACGTATTCTAAATACGGAAATTAAGAGTATGGCACGTGCTTTAGATGCGAATGATCCAGGTGATGTATTAGCGCTTTTAGATAAGTCGACCATTCAACTTGATGAGAATGGAAATTATCAAGGAGTTGAAGAGGCTGTTAATGCGCTAAAGGAAAGCAAACCTTGGATGTTCAAGAAAGTTGTGGGAGCAGATGCAGCTGGTGGCGCGAATCCAGGAACAAATCCGAGAGCGAATGAAATTCTTGCTTTAGAAAAAGAGCTAGAAGAAGCGAAAACAAAGGCGTTAAAAGATTCAAAGTATGCGGGCGAGGTAACTCGTATTTATAACAAGTTGTTAGAAGCAAAATCGAAGAAATAACGGATCGTTGATTAAAAGTCAGCGATTTTTTAATTTAAAAAATTTGAGGGGGCTACAAATATGCCAGTACCAACTACGTACGAATTTCAACAACAAGTAAGACAAATGCAAGCGAATGTGGATTTAATTCTCACGAAAGCACCTGTTCTTTTCGGATTAATTGGTGTAGGAGACGCTTTAACACAAACTAAATTTGAATGGCAGAACGACTATTTAAACTCTGATACAGGTATTGTGAAAACTGCCGCAGCTGTTGGGGATACGGACTTTGTTTTAGAAAAAGGAGAGGCTCGTAAATTCACTGAAAATGCTCTAGTACAAAACGGTTTAGAAGTGCTACGTATAGTAAGTGTCGATGAAAACGCCGATAAAATCACTGTGCAACGTGGTTACGATAGTACGAAAGCAGAGGCAATTACAGCTGGTGGTGAATTAAAAGTCATCGCAAGACCGAGACCAGAAGGTGAAGATGCATTCCGTAAGAATGAAATTAATGATCGTCTGGTGTCGCATAATTTCTCACAAATCTTTTCAAGATACGCATCTGTTTCACGTACACAACAACAAGTAAATACACATGGCGTATCAAACGAATTAGATTATCAAGTAAACCTGCGTTTACAAGAGATGATTCGTGAAGCGAACACGTCTTTAATTTATGGACGTAGATATGCTGGAACTCCAACACAACCACGTACTACAGGTGGTTTATTCGCATTTGCGGGTTCTGAAGGTTCTCATAAACAAGACTTTAAAGGGAATGAAATTGCTGCAAAACCTTTAAATGACGCTGTAGAACAAGTATTTACTCGAGGCGGTTCAGCAAATACGATTCTATGTGGACCAAATATCGCGCGGCAAATCACAAAACTTGGTGGCGATACAATTCGTACTACGCGTCAAGATACTGCGGCAGGTTACCAAATCTTATCGTTTGTATCGGATTTACCAGGTGGAGCGATTTCTAGTGTGGTAGTTGATTTAAATATGCCTAAAGATCGTGCGTTACTTCTTGATACAGAAAAAGTAAAGGCACGTTACTTAACTCCAATTTATGATCAAGATGCTACACAACCAGGCGGAGACTACTTCTCTCGTGTCATCCGTGGAGAATTTGGTTATGAAATTAAAAATGCGAAAGAATCTGTCGCTGTTCTTGAAAATATTTCTAAAACAATGGCTTAAAAGGTAGCTAAAATGCTACCTTTTTTGCATTTTGAAAGGAGGTTTAAATATGCCTATTTCTGAAAATCAAGCTCAACGGTTAAATAAATCAATGCCGGTTGCTAAAGACACATCGCTTGGCACTATTATTAAAGGTCTTGAAGAAAAAGTAGCTCTAATACCCAAAAAGGTTGATAAACAACCTGATAGTACAGCTACTGACGTAGCCGGTGTAGTGAAAGACTTAAATGCACTTATTGCAAAGTTAAAAGCTGCAGGAATCATGACGCCTTAACAAAATACAGTGACGGAGGTGACGCCAAATGAAGGTGTCGGAAAGGCTGGAGATTCGGTTAGCAAAAGTTCCAAAAGTAACTCCGGAAGACATCGGAAATTGGCTAGCTGAAGCCGAAACTGAGTCAGAATTAACCGAAGAATTAAACGCAAATGCTGTTTTTTATCTTGCCCTGTCATTTGCTTATGAATCGATTGCGGCAGACGCAGCGCGCTATTTTTCTTATACAGATGGTGAAGAATCGGTTGATAAATCGATGATCTTTGCAAACTATAAGAAGTTATCAACGGACGCGCTTAAAAAGTACAGGAAGTATCGACGGGGAAAAGGTACTCACCAAACATTTGCTAAACGGGCAGATGGGAGATGATTACATGAGCGATTCTCAACAAGAGATGGATGCAGCGCTCGATACCATTTCCGAGGAATTTAAAGAGGAGCACGAAAAACAAGTTTCTGACACTGTTAAGGCCATTATCCTAATACGTTTGTTTTTAGTTGATTTATTGAATGACTATCAAAAGGATGGAATTGTGAAGCGTAGTAGGTTAAATGCGTTATTACGAGACCTTACTTTATACGAAAAAGAATTTCGTAAACAAGCAGAGCGGTCATTCCATACATTGATTGAAAACACGTCGAAATGGACCACATCAAAATTATCAGAAGCAGGTTTGGACGTGAAATCTATAACTGCAGTAAATAAGCAAATTATTCAAGGGGTTATAAAAAGACCTGGTGAAGATGGCTTGGTTCTGTCTGATCGTGTATGGAATTTATCTGGAGATATGAGAGATCGATTAAGTAGTGTCATTCGTCCATCTGTATTAAAGGGCGAGAGCATTACAATGATTTCTCAAAAAATAAAGGAAGTACATGACAATGAGAAATGGAAGGTTGAGCGTGTAGCAGTTTCTGAGAGTACTAACACATACCGAGCAGCTACTATACAGAATGGCTTAGAAAGTGAAATTGTGACAGGTTATCAAATTATCGATAATGGTCACCGTCACAGATATCATTCAAAGCACATGTGTTACAAGCTAGCGAGACGCGATGCGTACGGTTTAGGAGCTGGGAAGTATCCGAAAAATATTCCTGAAAGCCTTATGAATCAATTAATAAGCCCACATCCACAATGTTCTTCACGGTTGAACTACTTGATAAGCGAGGAGGTGTAGCAATTGCTTACTGAAGATGATATTAATGAGATTCGCGAAAATCGTGAAATGATTGAGCAGGGACGTAGAGAACCTGTGATTTTATACATTAAAGGGGTTTCTGAAAAGGATCCAATTACAGGAGAAGAAATCCAAGGTGATCCCCGAAAAGAAACTGTTCAATTAGTTTGGAAGAAATTCACGTCAGTGGAAAAGACGAAGTTCGCTAATCTCGATGTTAAAAAAGGAGAGGCGCTTGTTACATTTCCTCTTAATGTGGATTTAGAGAACATTGAAAAAATTGAACGTAAAGGTGTTTTTTACGTTATCGAACTTATCGATGAAAGAGGGCTTGGTGGCGTAAACCGTCGTGAGGTCATTGTAAAGAGGGTGATTTGATGAGAATCAGAGTTGTTGTTAAAGGAAAATCAAATGTGTTAAAAGCACATAACCCTAACAGATACAAAAAACCAATTGAACAAACGGTAGAAAAACATACACGTCTACAGGCTAATCAAGCATCTAATCGTGCTCCGATATTACACGGTCCTTTATCTGAAAGTATTCCTGCAAGTGTAAAGATGATAGTCGGTGCAAGAATTATTGGTACGTATGGATCTCCTCTTATTTACGCGGCGGTACAAGAATTTACGCACAAAACAAAAAAAGGCTTTATGCGTAAAACAGCATTTGAAGGTGAGCAACCATTTGTTGAGGATATAAACAAAACTGTTCAACGTGTAGCAAAGGGGCATTAATTATGTTGAATGATGTAATGTATTCATTAAAAAAGTTACTGGATGTTTTTGCGCCTACTACATGGATTTACGATGGTGTTTCTGCATCAGGAAAAGACAAACCCTTCATTACCATTGAGGATTTGTCTGGAACAATTAGCAGGTATTCAAAGGAGAATTTCTCACGTAATCATCTGATCCAAGTTGGTGTGTATGCAGATAAAGTTTTTGATAGGAATGATTTGCAAGATAGAATAATTAACCGATTCGAAAAGGGTTCAATTGACTTGTACGATACAAGTAAAAAGAATCCAGAACGAATCGGTTTTTTTAATGCAAAAGTAAAGGATTTTGAACCACTGTCTCAAAAAGACGTTGAGATTTTAACAGCGAAACATTTGAGTTTTATTACTATAACAATCAGAAATTAGAGGGGGACTAAAAATGGCAGAAGTGAAAAAAAGTAATGCACCTGAGTTTAAAGGTGCCGAAACGCTTTACTTGATTGACATTCCGCAACCTGATGGGAAGACTACAAAAACAGTTCGATTTTTTAACCAAACGTCAGGTTCACGATCAATTGAGGCTGGAGAAATCGAGTTGAAAACAAAAGATAAGAGTGGATCTGATTACGGTGACGTAACACAATCAGCTAGCATTGAAGGGATTTGTACTGAAGGTGACGAGGGACTTGATTATGTAGAAGAAGCAATTCTTAATAAAGTTTTAGTAAGAATTCATGAAGTTAACCTACGTAATGCAACCGCTTCTGAGTTTAAAGTTAAATCAGGAACATACATGTTGAATAGTTTGGAACTTTCTCATGAAAATGAGGAGTACTCAAAGTATTCTATTGGCTTAAAATTAAATGGAAAAATTTCTAAAGGGACGCTTAATAAAGTACCCGAAGGTGCGCCTTCTGGTGATGTAGCTACACCAGGAGCGTAATAGTAAGTCTATTTATTAATAATTAAGAATGTTTATGGGGGTGGGGATTTTTGGATATATCTAAAATCGAAAAAATTGCAATCGCATCTTCAATTCTTTCAACATTCGGAGAGGATGCATTGGCTCCTCACGTTGATTTAAATCGTTTATCAGAATTATGTGAGGAATCGACTCGAAATTCAACAGCGAGACAATGTGGTGAAGCGACAGTTAGTGTTTTAAATAAGATTATTGATAGCTTGTCAGAGGAGGGTGGACAATGAAGCTAGATCAACAAGAGCAAGCGGTTATTATAGGCAATACAATTATGATGCTTGGTGGGCATGAAGAGGTAACTAATTATGTCGATCCTCAGAAGTTGGCCAAAGTAAGTGATATTCACAATGAGCTATACGATAATACAACCCCGCGTGAGCGAAGAGAAGCGATGATTAGTTTGCTTAATAAAACAATGGATGAATTTGTGGGAAATAAATAATTGAGATCTGAATAAGCGTTCATATAGACGCTTTTTTATTTTGAACAAAAAATAATTGGAGGTAATTATTATGGCTGAAAAATCATATACACGTTTCGTAATTAATGGTAAAGAACAAGAACTGAAATTCTGTTTACAAGCACTGAGGTTATTAGATGAAAACGGTGGGCCGATGCAATTCGTTTCTCAAACCATGCAGGGCGGAATTACTAATTTCACGGATGTGGTTTATTACGCACTGATTCATACAAATGAGGGAATCACGTATGAAGCAGTACAGAAAGAGATTGAAAATATGTTTAATGCAGAAAAACTAGACCTTGATGAAATTCTAAAGTACAACAAAGCAGTTGTGTTAAATAGTTTTTTCTTCCAGAAGACAGTGAAGAAACTTCTAGGGACAATGACAGCGGAACAACAGAAATCGTTCGAGAACCTGTACGCATAAATATTGATGAATTGCAAGGTGAGTGTTTTCGTTTTTTTAATATGACCACCTTGCAATCTTGGCGTATTAGTCTCAAGGAATATCACCTTATGTTGAACGGATATAAGGAACAACTACTTGATAAGTACGAGTTTGCAAGTGTACAAGCTTTGTTTAATCGAAATGCTCAAAGTGACAAAATCAAGTCATTAGCAGATATATATACACGTCCAGAAAGTGTTCGTGATATTGAAAAACAAGCAAATGAACGGAAAGAAGTAGTTGAAAAAATTCAAAGGAACGAATCATTCTTTGATCAAATAGAATCGATGATTAGAAGTCAAATAAAAGAAGAGGAAGGGTAGGTGAGGTGAATGAGCCAGAACAAGGTAGAAACTCAGGTGATTGCGGACATATCTAATTTAATAAGTAACCTTGGACAAGCTACACAAGCATGGAATACATTTTTTCAACAGATCAGTAGACCACCTCCTATCCCACCGGCTCCACAACCGCCGTCACCTCCACCATTACCACCAGCGCCACCAGCACCGCCGCCTCCTGATTATTCAGGGTGGCGTGCTAGATTTCAAGAAGTAGGTAATCAAGCAATTGAAATGGGCCGACGTGTACAGCAAACAGGGCAAACAATGCAAAATGCATTTGGCCCTGCAGCTGCAGCGTCGGCTTTTGCTTTAGGGAGTATGATTCAAAAGTCACGAGAATTTGAATCACAAACTCGTAAAGCGGCAGTTTTAACTGCTGGTGACTACGGTCAAGTAAAGAAAGCGATTCTTGATATGGCAAAAGATTCTGTGTATTCAACAGGGCAGGTAGCAGCGGCTTTTGCTGAAATGGGTGCGAAAGGTTTCGATTCGGCTCAAGCAACGTCCGCATTACCTGGTGTGTTGAGTGCAGCGGCCGCATCAGGTGAAGACCTGGGAATGGTTGCTGATACGATTACGTCAGCTTTAAACTCATTTGGTATGGAGGCAAGTCAAAGTACACATGTTGCTGATGTTCTAGCAACAGCCGCAAACGCTACAGCTGCAGGTGTAGGAGATATGCAATACGCTTTTAAATATGCGGCGGGTCCCGCAGCTCAATTAGGCATATCGATGGAAGAACTAGCGGCTTCTGTTGGTATTATGTCAAATAGCGGTATTAAAGGGGAGACAGCTGGTACAGCATTGCGTGCATCTTTACTACGTTTAGTTAAACCGCCAAAAGCAGCGGCGAATGAGTTAAAACGACTTGGCGTATCTATTACGGATCAACAAGGTAATATGAAACCATTGTCTCAAATTATTGGTGAGTTGAAATCAGGAATGGAAGGTATGACAAGTGCACAAAAAGGTGCGGCGTTAGCGACAATATTTGGTACAGAAGCTGTATCAGGTATGATGGCACTTGTAGCAGCAGGACCTGAAAAGATTGATGCTTTAACGCAGTCCTTAGTGAACTCGGACGGTGCTTCTAAAAAAGCTGCTGATTCCATGCTTGAAGGATGGGCCGGAGCACTGACGAAAATGGAATCCTCTCTTGATGCCGCAGCACGTGCATTTACTGATGCATTAGCTCCCGCATTAATGGCCGTAGCTGGAGTAGTTGAAACCTTGGCAAACGCGTTTATGAAATTACCGGCTCCTGTGCAGACGGTGATTGCTTCCGTAGTAGCATTTACTACGGCTTTTTTAGTTATAGCAACGATAGCGGGTATTGTTATTAACGCAATTGGCGGTGCAATTATCACTCTCGGTCAACTTATGCTATGGATGTCGGGAACATCAAAAGCAGCAGTAATGCTTCGGGCTACTTTATCAGCATTAAGAGCCGGATTTGCATTATTGTTAGGACCGGTTGGTGCGGTTATTGCAATTCTAAGCTTAGTGGGGGTAGCGCTAGTCCAATTATACAAACATAACGAGACTTTCCGAAATGCTGTGAATAATGCGTGGGAATCAATAAAAAATGGGACAGTAGCAGCTGTTGAGGCTATGAAAGCCGCTTTTGATTCTTTAGGTTCTTATCTCGGGACAATACCGGAAAAATTTTCAGCAATGGGTACAGCAATTAGCGCAGCGTTAGGGGTAGGGTTAATTAAAGCAGGACAGGTGTTTTCTGGTTTTGCAACAGCTGTAGAGATTTCGCTAGCTGTAATAAAAGCGAAATTTAGTGAATTTGGTCAGGGGGTAAGCGGCGCGTTTGGTTCAGCAGTATCAGGACTTAGTTCAGCATTTGCTGGAATTGGATCAGCCCTTTCTCCAGTAATTGACTTTATAAAAATGTCCTTCTCTTCAATAGGGAATACGATAGCTACTTTAACACCATTAATTGTACGTTTAGGCTTATCGTTTTTAGGTGTTTCAGGCCCTGTAGGATGGGTAATCGCTATTGTAGCTTCTTTAGGTGCTACGATATTTAAATTGATAAATACAAATGATCAAGTGAAGTCTGCATTTATGTCGGCTTGGCAGTCTATACAATCGATTTTTAGTTCTGTGATTTCTGCGATTTTGCCGGTTGTTCAGTCAATAGCGCAAGGGATTACACAAGCATTTGCACCACTTGCTCCTGAATTTGCGAAAACGGGACAGGTTATAGCAGAAAGCTTCGCTACACTTGGACCTGCTCTTTCTGAGTTAGGTGCGGCTTTTGGTGAGTTAGGTGCTACAATAGCTAGTTTGTTTAGTGAAGTAGTACAAGCTGTAGTACCGATAGCACTCGACTTATTCCGTTTGTTTGGAGAAACAATTCAAGCCGTAGTACCTTTAGCGTCTGACTTATTTAAGCTTTTCGGTCAAGTAATACAAGAAGTAATGCCTATGATTACTGAATTAATTCAGATGTTTGCTGATACGACAATAGAAATTATGCCAGTGATAACAGAGGCTATACAACAAGTAGCCCAAATTTTTACTGAGCTAGCAAGTACAGTTTTACCGATATTCGCTCAAGCTTTTCAAACGGCATTCCCTATTATATTACAAGTGATCCAGGCGGCATTTAGCATAGCAGGAATGCTGATTCAAGGGTTTGGAGAAGTCTTATCAATCATAGCGACGTCAGTGATTCCGATTATTCTCCAGGCGGTACAAGCTGTTTTCCCAGTAATAGCTGGGATTATTGCTGCTGCGATTTCCGTTGCGATTCCGATTATTCAATTATTAGGCCAGGTAATCTCTATCATAGCGACTACAGTTATCCCTTTAATTTTACAAATCGTTCAGGCGGTTTTCCCAGTAATAGTTTCGATAATTCAAGCGGCGATTCCCGTAGCCACTGCGATACTTGAAGGTCTAGCGACAATAATAAAAGGCGTAGTGATCCCGGCGATTCAATTTATTTTGTCGATTGTCCAGGCAGTTTTTCCAGCTATTATGGGCGTAATAACCTCTGCTATTGGGATAATCACCAACATAATAAAGCTTTTCACTTCAGTTTTAAAAGGAGATTGGAGTGGAGCGTGGAACGCGGTGAAAGGCATTACGTCGAGTGTAATGTCATTAATCGGAAATATCATCCAAGGGGCAATAAATTTAATTTCTGCGGTCGTGACTGGTGGGCTAAATTTAGTGAAATCTATTTTTTCTAGTGTTCTATCAGCGATAGGTTCTCTAGTAAGCTCAATTTTCTCGGGGATAGGCTCGGTTATTTCATCTGTTATGAATGCAGCAGGTAGCATCATTTCCTCAATTTGGAATGCGGCTAAGTCAGCGACATCTAACATCCTAAATTCTATCTATAACACAGTGACTCAAATTTTTGGCAATGTAAAGTCATTCCTAAGCGGAATCGATTTAGGAAGCATAGGAAAAAATATGATGCAGGGGCTTTTAAACGGTATAAGCTCTATGGCAGGGGCTATTTGGGACAAAATTACGGACATTGGAAATGGAATTAAAGATAAAATTTCAGGACTTTTATCGATTCACTCACCGAGTCGTTGGTTCAGAGATTTCATTGGTGTCAACATGATGAAAGGGTGGATTAATGGTATTGATGCAATGAAAGGCGCTGTACAAAGAACAACCGAACAAATGACTGAATGGATGAAACCGGAAGCTTTACAAGTAGAGACTGTATACGGAATGCCAAGAGGACTTGGTGCGTACCAGACAGCTAAACCACAAACAAGCTCAGGGAATACGGATGCCGGAACTGCTTCAAATTCTACAGCTAGTGAAAGACAACCCGCGTATATTAATATACAGCTTGGTAGACAAGAGTTTAATAGGTTCGTTGATGATATTACTGGAGAGCAAGAAGCTGTGAAAAAACGGAAAGATGTATTTTAAAGGAGGGCGGTAGATTGTTAGTTTTTAATGGGATTAATTTAGAAGAATATTTCGAGCAAAAATACGAAAAAGGATTTTTTATGGTTAACGATATAAGAGGTCGCGGAATTTTAAGTGACGAAATTAATGAGTTAACAGTACCTCACCGCCCAGGTTCATATTTTTTAAGTAAAAGGACTCCCAAGAGAGTATTAGAAGTAGATTTCTCTCTTAAGGGAGTCTCTCTTTTTGAACTAAGGAAACGGATAGATGAATTGAATGGTTTATTAGATACAGAAGAACCTGTAAAAATTACCTTCACAGACGAACCGGATATTGTGTATTACGGGATTAAGGAATCTGTAGAGGAGACTTTAGAAAAATCTAATATTCATCAAGCAACTATTACACTAATATGTCCAATGCCGTATAAGTTAGGAAAAGAGCAAACCGTTGAATTTAAAAAAGACGTTAGTGGGTTAGTTGCTAATATCCAAAATAAAGGAACAGTCCATTCTAACCCTATCCTTGAAATTGATATTACAAAACCAAACACTTTTTTAGATGTATGGTTCGGCGGAGGATCCTTAAGTGATCGAGATTATTTTCGTATCGGTATGCCACTAAAAACTGTGGAAAAGCCTGTAGAAAGGAATCAACGTATAGTATGGGATGAAATGGCCACTACTGTCGGATGGAGTAAAGTCAGCTCAATGGAAGATGGGGAACCGGTTGGTGAAATGAAATCAGATAAATATCAATTTTATTGTTCTGATTTTGGGACTGGAACGGGAAAAGGATGGCACGGTGCAGCTGTTAAAAAAAGTATCCCTGGTGGTCCAGTACAAGATTTTATTATGCAAGCCTATGTTACATGTAAGAGTAAAAAGATTAACGAAATGGGACGGGTTGAGATAGCGATACTCGATGAAAACAGCAAAGTTCTTTCGAAAATTGCTATGAATGATCTTTATTGGCAAGCTGAGCAAAATTTTGGAACGATGGTAATTGGATATGATAATAAGCCGGGGAAAACAGGTTTGATCTATGAGAGTGGTGATTACCCAAATACATGGAATCAGTATTTTGGTCGATTGTGGATAGCTAGAACAGGAAATGTATGGGAAGCATATATTTCAAAATTTCTGCCTGGGACGGAAAAGGATGATTCAGAGCGCTTTGCTAGATGGACGGATAAAGATAATAAACATATGGAAAAAGCAGCTCAAATACAGATTAGTATCATGCAGTGGCAGGATGTACCGCCAGTAGAAGCGATGTCAGTTAGTGATTTAAAGTTTTGGAAAGTGAATTTAAATACGAATAACACACCGCCTTATATAGTTGATGTCGGTGATAAAGTCGTGATTGATACAGAAAGTAGTCATGTCAGTATTGAAGGGAAAAACGCGATTAACATAAAAGAATTTTTCAGTAATTTTCCTATTATTAATAAAGGCGCTAATATACTCGAAATTATGCCGTCTGATATTGGAATAGCAAAAGTTAAGTACAGGGAGCGATTTCGATGAGAACACCCAGCGGATTACTTCATGTTGTTGATTTCAAAACAGATCAAATTCTATCCGCTATTCAACCAAAGGACTACTGGGAAGATAAACGTCATTGGGAAATCAAGAATAACATTGATATGCTAGAGTTCAAAACTTTTGACGGCACTCCACATGCAATTACATTACAACAACAGAACTTGGTTTTAAAGGAAGTACGAGATGGTCGAATTGTTCCGTATGTTATCAATAATGAAGTAGAAAAAGACTCTGATGATAGATCATTAACTGTACACTCTTCCGGTGCCTGGGTTCAAATAGCCAAAGATGGGATTATTAAACCTCAACGTATAGAGAGCGAAACAGTTAATACGTTTATTGATATCGCTCTTGCCGATTCAAAATGGCAACGTGGAATAACGGATTATTCTTCATTCCACACGATGACGATTGACGAATTCATCGATCCACTCACTTTTTTAAAGAAAATTGCAACTTTGTTTGAGTTGGAAATACAATATCGTGTTGAAGTATCCGGTTCTCGAATTACTGGTTGGTATGTCGATATGATAAATAAACGAGGGAGAGAAACAGGGAAGGAAGTAACCCTGGGAAAAGACTTAGTAGGCGTTAGGCGCATTGAACATTCCAGGGATATTTGCACAGCACTTGTCGGTTTTGTACGAGGTGAAGGTGACAAACTTATCACGGTTGAGAGCATCAATAACGGACTTCTTTATATTACAGATAGTGATGCTTTTCAACGCTGGAATGCACATGGTAAACATAAATTTGGTTTCTACACGCCAGAAACAGAAGATCAAAATATGACACCGCAACGATTACTGACTTTGATGAAGACGGAATTAAAAAAACGTGTCAATTCGTCAGTTTCGTATGAAGTAGAAGCGCAATCGATTGGACGTATTTTCGGACTAGCACATGAACTAATCAATGAAGGCGATACAATCCGAATCAAAGATACAGGCTTCACACCTAAGTTATACCTTGAAGCAAGGGTAATCGCTGGTGATGAATCATATACTGATCCTTCGCAAGATAAATATGTATTCGGGGACTATCGAGAGATTATAGATTCGAACGAGGAATTACGAAAATTATATAACAAAATGCGTGCTTGGTTAGAGGGGAAGGCTAACAAGGAACTGTTAGAACAACTAGAAAAGTTGGCCGAAGAAGCAAAGAAAGAATCGGGAAAAGCTGTAAAGGAATCGCAAGAGGCTAAAGATATATCAGAGCAACTAAAAAAAGATATTGAAAATAATATGGTTAATATTATAGAAGGTAAAGAACCACCAACTACTGATCTTAAGCCAAACAAAACGCTATGGCGTGATATTAGTAATGGAAAGCCTGGTATTTTAAAAATATGGACAGGTACAGCTTGGGAATCGGTTGTTCCGGATACAGGACCATTACAAAAAGATATAAAGAATGCACAAACAGAAATTGATAATTTAAAAGAAACAATTGAAGATATACCTGATAAGACTTGGTTAAATCAGCAACTTGAAGGAAAGGCCAATAAAGAAGGTGTTTATACAAAAGATTGGGTAGACGAAAATCTTATTGGAAAGCAAGTGTACGAAACAAACCGTAAAGGTGATATAAAAGTATTAAATGAAACAAAAACGACTGCTGAACGCACAGCTGAAGAAATTAAAAATAAAGCAGAGAAAACGGAGATAACAACTCTAAACGATAATCTTAAACTAGTAAGTCAAACTGCTAATACTGCTAAACAGACAGCCGAATCTAACACTAACACCATTACAGAATTAAAAACTACTGTAAATAATATTTCTGTAGGTTCAATCAATTTAGCTAGCGGTTCAGAAACAGGGTTAAATAAACAGAACATGACTGGAACCTGGTCAGACAATAAACAAATGACTTTATCGGATAAGGTCAACTATAGAAATAAAATTTTTACTATCTCATTTTTGTTTACTGGTAAAATAACAAAATTCAATACAAATGCTTGGTTTGGCGTAGAAACAGCGATAACGTATGCAGATGGAGAGCAAGAATGGCAATCTGTACGTGCTGACTCGCAATTAAAGATTAATGTGGATTATAAAGACGAGCCACTATCAGTTACATTTAGAACAAAAGATAAAGATGTAAATCAAGTTAAATTCTATTACTCTGGGCGCAATATTGATGGGAATTTAAACTCACATCACGCTAAATTTGAAGAAGGTAACATACGAACTACATGGCAACTTTCTAACGATGAAGTTACTTCTAAAGCAGATTTTACCCAAACAACTAATGAGATTCAGCAAACAGTAAATACGAACTCCAAAACAATCTCGAAAGTACAACAAGATCAAGGTACAATGCAAACGACTCTAAATGAAGTGAAGCAGACCACAAATTCGAATTCTCTTAATATTAAAACGCTAACAGAAACACAAACAGATCAAGGAAAGCTCATTCAAGAAAACAAGAATGAAATTACACAAACAAAAGACTCATTAAGTTCAAAGATTTCGGAAAACCAAATGAAAGCTTATGTAGGGGCACTTGGTAGTATAAATCAATTCTTCAATACAGAGTTTAAGAAAAAAACAGTTGATGCTAATGGCAATATAACAAATGAGGTTGCTAGTACCGATAAATGGACAGTAGCTGGGGTTGTATCAGGTGCTACAGTAACACCAGTAACAGACAGACGCCATGACGGTTATAACTCGGTCAGAATTGCAAATGCGGGGGTTGCAGCAAATAGCTGGACGGGTATTGCTCAAAGTATTGGAGCCTCACAAAATAGCGGTGACTACGTATTGTCTGCATGGGTTTATGTAGTAGATAAAAACTTATTAGACCAGGGGGCATGCGTTAAGCTTCAATTCTTTAATGGTTCAACCGCATTAGGTTATGAACAAACTGAAATAAAAGAGTTATTAGTTAGTGGCTCCTGGATACTAGTTAGTGTAACCATTAAAGCTCCTGACGTTCCTGTAACTCGCTTGCAAGGTGATATATGGGTACGCCGTAATGGTACGATGTGGGTTTCTCAACCGCAACTACAGCAAGGAAAAGAACCATCTGTATACATGCCAAACCCAAAAGACATTACCAACTATAAAGAACTGGTGGATTTAGTGGCAGATAAGATTGCCAAAAGTGATTTTGATACAGTAACAAAAAAAATGCAAACAAGTATCGATCAAAATACCGAAGAAATAGGTTTTCGTGCTAAAGCGACTGAAGTGTACTCAAAGACGGATGCCGACAAAAAATTTGCTTATGTTTTAGAAATGGAAGCGGCTTTTAGTTTAACAAATCAAAATATTAATTCTAGGGTTAAAAAAGGCGATGTTATATCCCAGATTAATCAATCAGCTGAGGAAATTCTAATTCAGGGGTCCAGAATTAATCTTATAGGATATGTAACAGCTGAGCATATCAAAGGGAAAGTTTTAGAAGGAGTAACACTTAAAACGAGTGGAAACAGATTTGTTGAAATAAATAAGCAAGACATGAAGATTTTCGATTTAGATAGACCACGTGGTTATATAGGATTTATGGAAACAACTGATGGAAGTATCCAACCTTCATTCGTACTTGGCTCTGATAATAGAAAATACGCTGGTACAGGATCGTTCTATATTTATCAAACGACTCCACGAATTAATGGTGTTGAAGAACCATCTAAAGCTTGGGCTACACTTGGAATATCTAAAGGACAAAATGCGGAAGGTAATAGTATATGGTCATCATATATTCAAATGCAGAATGACGGTGGGCATATGTATACATATGCAGCCGGAAGATTATACTTTGATAATTTGAATGACATTGTTTTTAACTCAGTAGGATGGGCTCGAGGATACGGGAAGTTTATAGTGACAACAACAGAACCACATTATTTTAAAAATGACTATGGTGAGTTTCATTTTGATAGAAAAAGTACTGGTAACAGTATATACTTTGCCAATGGCGTTAATGATCATGATTTAAACATGGGAAGATTAATGCTAAGAGCAAGTCTTGTATCAGGCTATGATATGAATTTACAAATTAAAGATGTGTATGGTAATGGATGGCGAGATGTAGAATTAAGAACGCTACGAGCGAATGAAAATGTAAATGCCAATGGTCAAATGTGGGCGAAAGCATTTAATCCTACTTCAGCTAGAAATATGAAAGAGAATATAAAAGATATTCCTTTCTCGGCTCTTGATAAAATCATGAGTTTGGCTATAAAACAGTACAATTTCAAAGACGATATGTATGATCTGTATCAAATGCGTGTAAACAAGCCGGAAGAACAAACAGAACCATATACAACAAAAGAAATTGAAACATATTTCGGCATGATTGCAGACGTTACGGATGATATATTTACAGATAAAGAGAAACGGGCCATTAATTTATATAATACTGTTTCTATTCTTATTGCTGCTTTCCAACAGCTGTATTATGAATTCGTATTGTTAAAGGAGCAAGTTAAGTATAATGCTGAAGAGTTAAATGTAGTTAAAGAAGAAAATAAACAACTAAAAGAGCAAGTCACTACATTAACAAGTCAAGTTGCGATACTTACAAGTAATGTGGCCATATTAACAGCTTTAGTTCAAAAGTTAAATAATGAAAAACCAGAGCAGTGATAAGCTGGTCTTTTTTTATTGTCTAAAAAAGGGGTGGTCGAAGTGGAGGGGTTACAAGATGTACGAAGTGATGTTCAAGAAATCAAGCAAGATATTAAGGACATTCGCTTAGAGATTAAAAGTTTAGAAATGCGGACAACAGGTAACGAGAAAGACATTATCAATATCAACAAACAGCTAGATAAAATCAGCGCCAATACTACCTGGATCTTGCGACTTATAGTTGGCGGAATTGTTGGTGGCATTCTCACTTTCTTAATGAAAGGAGGTGGTATGTAGTGTTTGAAATTACTGTAATGATTGGAATTGTAGTTGGTTTTTCACAGATTGGAAAAACAATTGGATTACAAACAAAATATGTTCCGTTACTAAATTTAACGCTTGGCATTCTGCTAGGCGTTTTATTTATGGGCGGAGATATCAAAACAAATGTATTCCAGGGAATCATCATTGGACTATCAGCAAGTGGATTATTTGACCACACAAAAATTATGAAAAAGGATGTTGATGCTAAATGAAAAAGACTATGAAACATATTACTTCGTTCCTTATGATTCTAGTACTTGCTGGTTCTTTTGCTACAAGTGCTTTTGCTGATAGAACGCTTATTATTCCTGATTTACCGAAACAACCTTACCGTTATGGTGTAGGTGCTTACGAGGGCGTTGTAGCACATTCTACAGCAACTCCAGAAGCTCCAGCTATTAACATTCAAAAATATGAGTCTCGTACATGGAGAAATGCATTTGTTCACTATGCAGTCGATTGGGATGAAACAATCCAAATTGCTGATACAAAATACATTGCTTATGGTGGCGGTCCTGCTGCTAATAAACGATTTGTACATGTAGAGTTATGCGAAACAGCGGATTATACAAAATTCAAACGCAGTTATGACAAATATGTTAAGTTAATAGCTAAAATCTTACGTGACCGTGGGTTATCTGTAGAAAAAGGATTATGGACACATAGTGATGTAACTCATTACCTTGGTGGTACAGATCATGAAGATCCAATTGATTACTTAAAGTCTCACGGCGTTTCAGAAGCTCAATTTAGAGCAGACGTACAACGAGCATACAATAATTCTAGCGTGGATGTTTCTGTCCCTGAAAAGCCATCTAAACCAGCAGAAGTACCCACAGCAGTAACAGACGGTATCGCCTATATTGAAGGTTACAACGTTAACTTACGTAAAGGACCAGGTACAAGCTATTCTAAAATTCGTCAACTTAACAAACCAGAATCTTATATTGTTTGGGCGGAAAAGGATGGTTGGTTAAATCTTGGTGGAGATCAGTGGATTAAGAACGATCCATCTTATGTGAAGTTTAATAAGAAAAGCACAGTAGATTCTTCTATTGTTGGAAAGCGCGTTGTTTCAAAAGTTAACAATCTACGTTTCTATGACGCTCCATCTTGGCAGGATAAAGATGTGGCTGGTTCTGTAGATGTAGGATTAGGATTTACAATTGATGCGAAAGTAAATGTAGATGGTTCACCGCAATATAAAGTGCACAATAGCAAAGGTAAAACATATTATGTAACAGCAAGTGAAGCCTACGTGTATGTGAAGTAATTTCTTGCAAAAAATAATTTTAGAGAAAAAAGCCGTCAAATTGACGGCTTTTATTCTTTGGTTATTTTTTATTTAGCTTATTTCTTAAAGTATTTTCAAAAATAATACGTCGGTCTTCTATATTTCTAACGGCGTCATATGTACCTTTTTTACTAGATTTTATTGAATTTTTAGGTTTACTAGTAGGTGGATGACATATTTTGCAACGTTCTACACCTTTATTTCTTTGGTTAACTCTGGCCTGATATTCATTATTGCAAGTGGGGCAAAGCCACCATGCGTATTGATTAGAATTAGCAGCAACATCCTCAGGTATCTTTGCGGAAAATGAGTATTGATTTTTGGTAGGGTGCCACTCCTTTGCTAGCACAGGGTTTAGTACAGCAAGAGATTTTTTTAGCCTAACGCATTTAGGACACTCGATGTCATTTTTAACTCTTTTACTTATACGTTCTTCCCATATATGACCATGTTCACAAACCCAATGAACTATTTCTTTGGAATTATAAACAACATTATAGGGGGTAATAATGTCCCCGATGTGTTCGTTTTCAAAAACAAACCATTCTTTAGCTAAATTAGGATATCTATTTGCTAAACAATTTTCCTCAGTAACTAATTTGTCTGAGCAATATCCACAAACGGTTTTATGATCATGACGTCTTTTTATAGAATCTTCCCAAGAATGACCTCGTTTACATTGCCACCAATAAGATGTCCATTTTTCATCAAATGGCACATTATCCGGTGTTATGTCACCGTTTTTAGTAGGGTGCCATTGTTTTGCTAGTTCGGGATCTACTTCTTTTAATGTCTTACTTGCCATGTTTTCTTTTTCTGTTGTTTTCTTTTGAGCCCTATTTTTCTTTAAGCATTCAGGGCATTCTTCATTCTTCTTTAGTCTTTCTGCAGGTGTCGCTCCCCATTCATGTCCTTCGGCACATAACCACCAGAGGTATTCATAACTTCCGTACGTTAATTCATTCGGGTTAATTTCGTTATTTTTGGTAGGATGCCATTCTGATAGTAACTTATTTGATAATCCTTTTTCATATAAAACAAGATTGGTTGTCAATGTAATCACCTCTCGGAACCGTTAATTAAAAGCCACTTATCTGTATTTATTACCTTTGGACGTATAGTATAATCTTTGATTTTTATGGCTTTATTATCAGTGCTATTCGGTATATAGGTTGTTATATGAATTTCAGCTGAAGAATAAAGTGACTCGTTATAATCAGGTTTTTCGTCAAGAATCTTGATGTTAGTAATTTCAAATCTATAAGTGTAAAGTTCATGTTTAAATTGCTGTCCAATTTTTAAGTTAATTTGTGACGGCTTATCGCTAGATAGTTCTTCTACAGATTTGCGAATACGTTCATGCCATCCCCAAGTTCCTGGATCCATATTTTACAACAACCCTTCTATTTATAAAATTGTAGGTACTTTATAGTGCTTTTCTTAAAGTGTTTAACGTTTCCACTCCACTAAAGTACGTTTCTTGCAACTTCCACAATCAAAATAACCATTTCCTTTTGTAATTCTTTGTTTATGACTACAGTTAGGGCACTGGATTTCTTGCTTTTCAAATGCTGCATATATAAAGCCTAATGAAAAAAGAAACAATGGAACAGCAAAAAATAACCCAACTATTGTGATACCTAAGATAACAGAAAGTAGGATGCCAAAAATTCCGGAAACTAATGAAGCTTTACGGCCAAATTGTTCTTTTGTGGAACTCTTTTTTTGCTCAATCTCAATGATGTAAGTATTACCGTCTGCGGTTGTTTTTATCTCCATATTTCTCCTCCTTTACCATTTTTAAATAAGTATATCAGAGTATTAAGAAATATTTCTATAAACAAAAACAGTACATTTATTTTATGTACTGTACAACGTCCTCAATACGGTAGGTTTTATCGACACCGTTTTCTTCAGCTAATTGGTTTAAAGCGTCCAAGATCGACTTTAATGTATCGAAACGTACAAGACCAACCTCACCATTAACTAGATTACTAATAGTTGCTGGACGAACTTTTGATTCCACTGCTAATTTGTTTTTGGTAATCCCGATTTCCTCCATCGTTTCTCCTAAAGTGAATACCATAGAACTCATGGTAATACCTCCGTTCATTCCGATCATTTATTACTTTACATTTTACACAATTTACATATCAAAGTAAAACTTTTTTAGGGATACTATTGACGTATGACTCCTAGAGTTATATATTATTACTAATAAAGTTTTACTCCTAGAGTATTACTTTTGTATAAATGTGAAGGGTGGAACAGTATAGATGCAAAAAATAAGCGATTACTTCGGTTTAGAAACAAAATCTGATTGTATTTGGTTTTATGGTTTTTATACTGTAGCTTCGATTTTATTCCTTATCAATATGCTTATAGCTCATGTGCTATAAAATCTTTCGTTAACTAAATATCGGACAACCTCCAGCCTCGTGAATATCCTTATTCGAAAAAAACAGATATACACGAGGTCTAGTTTTTTATTGTCTTTTTTAGGTAACTAAGAGGAGGATCCACACGAGGAATGACCTAACACTCGTTAAACTTGAACAGGTTAGCTAAGCCAACGTCAGAAAGTTAAGCGTCCTAACGAATAACGTTTCCTTGTTTGCGTTGTTAGGAGTCTAGGCGAGTACGGCCATTAACGGTACGGCGGTTGCTTGGCGTGTTACGGCACGGGTAGCAGCTGATAATGAAAGAATTATAGGTTACGAGTAATGAAGGATACGCCAGTAGTGCATTTCCTTTCCTGGTTCTTTCTACAGATAGGACAAGCTTTATCTGTAAAAAGTCAGCTGTGTAAGAGATTACAGCGTTTAAACAGGGTGTTACTATACGGATTCCTTAACCCGATAGACCATGATTGACAGAACGTCTACCTTACAACGCTTTTTATTTTTGAAGCGTTGTAAGGTAGTCATTCTCTGCCCTAGCCGTTGTCCTGTACCCTCATCCCATGATTGTCTGCCGAAAACAAAAGTCAAGTGTAAAAAGAAAAATAAAGTTAAAAACTTATTAAGGCTGGAGGGGGAGGAATTACTCCTCGATGGTCCAGATCTCCTCAATTGGTCTACCGAGTTCTTTGCAAATTAGATAGGCCGTATCAAAACGAGGTTTAGTACGGTTACGAACAATTGCACTAAGAGTAGAATCGTCAACTCCAATACGTTTTGCAAAATCACTCTGCTTAATATCAAGCTCTGCAAAGATTACTTTGAGTTTACATTTAAACTTCATATACGTTCACCTCAAGGATTTACTTTCTATATACAAAAATAAACTCCTTTATAAATAGTACAAGCTAGAAAGAAAAAAATTGGTGTGGACGTGCAAAAATAATTCTCCAGGTCATATACCTATATCAAGACCACGAGGAATACCAAGTGGAAATGAGGACATCAAGAAGGGAAAGGTGAGGAACAATGAGACCTGGATATAAGTATTTAAATCGTATGCAACTGTATCCGTCACAAACACTTTACAACATGTACGTAGAGGCTGATGATCATGATGAAGTGCAATGTGTGTACAATCACATCGCAAATCACAGTATGTTAAAAAATCCAAACTACGTCGATATCGTTGACTTATTGGGAGAAGAGGACTCTTATGGTCCGTATAACGAAATAGGGATTCAAAAAAGGATTGATGCATACTTAGAGGACTGTAAACAGTGGAGGGATGAACGATGAGGTGGCAATATGATTACTTGAATGACACACCGTATCTGTATCCTTCTAAAGAGCTGAGAAGCATGTATAAAGAGTCCAGGGGTAAAGGTGAAGTAAACTCTATTCTAAAACATATGGAAAGACACGAGGTATCTAACAACAAAGAGTACCGCGGTTACTACAGCTTATCTAACGATATTATGGAAGATCTATACGGGGAAGAGGAAGAAATTCTTGAATGGGATGAAATGGTTAATCAGTATGAACCGATTCTCACGTCAAAAGGATTACAACTAAAAAGAAAGAGGGATTCGATATGACACTTGCTGGGGAAGTTGTAGTAATTTGGACAGCGACAGGATTGTCTGTAGTGGCGATGAAGGCAGCTGAGAAAATGGGGATGAGTGTGCCACATTGGCTTCCACGTATGACGATGTATACAACTCTTACCGGCTCGTTTTTGTATCTTCTACGTTATGTGCTAATGGTGTTTCTTTGAAGGAATAGAACCTAGAATCATGGGACACTTTGTTATATAAGAAAAACAACTTGTATGTAAATCTTCCAGTAAAGAGCAACTATATCCTTTAAGGATATATAAGGAGTGAACCCCTATGCTTGAATTGTTATTAATACCTGCAGTTTCGCTCGGGTACGCTTTGCTAAATGATAGTTTAAAAGGTAAAGAGGATGATAGAAAGAAGATACAAGTATTCTTTGAAGTAAGTGGGATTGCAATTAGGAAGGATGAAAAATTACATTATCCGGTTTTTCTCGAAAGAAAAGAAGATGATCGTAGTACGACTTATGTATATAAACTACCGTTAGGGATGCCGTCTAAATTAATACAAAAGGTTGAGGATGTTGTAAGTGAAGGATTAAATAAGCCTGTACGTATCAAATACGATAACTACAAGATAATGATTCGGGTATTCAGTAAACGTATCCCACAAAAGTGGTGTTGGAATGAAGGGCTAGTAAAAAAAGGTGAATGGCAAGTACCGATGGGGCAAAGCCTCGAGAAGTTAATTTATCATGACTTTGATAAAACTCCTCATATGGTACTAGGTGGTCTTACACGAATGGGGAAAACAGTATTTATGAAAGTACTACTTACTACTCTGATTGAGGCGAATCCTGAAAATGCTCACGTATATTTAATTGATTTAAAGGAAAAGGGTTTGGAATTTAGCGAGTTCAGCGGCTTAAAACAGGTGGAAGAAGTGGCTGATTCTGTAGAAAAAGCACATCATGTACTAAAACAAATAATGAAAAAAATCGAAGAGCGTGGAAAATTCATGAAGGAAAATGGTTACAAAAATATTGTTGAAACAAAAGAAAAAGATCGGTATTTCGTTATTGTTGATGAGGGTGCCGTACTTGCTCCGGCCAAAGGATTACCACGTCCCATTAATAAAATTAGAGAAGAGTGTCAGTACATGCTTAGTTATATAGCGACTGTATCGGGCGGCTTAGGATTTCGTTTAATTCTGGCTACACAATATCCGACCGTTACATCAATTCCATCAGTAGTAAAGCAGATGTCTGATGCGAAGTTAGGGTTTCGGCTACCAACATATAAGGCATCTGAGGTTGTTCTTGATGAATCGGGACTAGAAACATTGCCGTCCTTACCTGGTAGAGCTATTTATAAAACTGATCGACTAACTGAGCTGCAGGTACCGTTTATTAGCGATGAAATGATGTGGGAACATCTAAAACAATACGAGGTGAAAAAAGATGAACATCCAGACACATATCAAAATAAACCGTCAGATGACGATTCTGACCTCGATTAGAAAGCTGAAATTCGCAACACGTAGGCATCTAATGGCGGTGCACGATATGGGAGGGATTCGTAACGCGAATCGTATTTTAAAAGACCTCAGTCCTTATGTAAATAACACAGTGTACCAAAAAGAGTACGTGTATTATTTAAATAAAAAGGGCCGTGAACTGTTCGACGATACTGAGAAGATTGTACCAAATAGTCGACTAGCACACAGCCTTATGAGAAATGAAGCGTGGCTACATTTGTTTTGCCCAGATGACTGGCAAGTAGAAACACCTATACGTTATAAAGTAGATGATAAAAAGAAGACAATTATTCCAGATGTGAAGTTCAGGGATGAAGAAGGTACACTAAATGCTGTTGAAATAGATCGTACGCAAATGATGATTGTGAACGCTGAAAAGATAAGCAGGTATAGGGAATTTTCGTTATACTACAAAAACAAATACAACGGAAAAATACCTCTCATTCATTTCTTTACTATGACAGAATACAGACAAAAAAAGCTGGAGCAACTTGCAGCTAAATACGATGTGTATGCGAAAGTTTATGTGGTTCCAGGTGTTTAATTCTTAAAATTGAGGTGGTCTATCATGAAAGAATGACAGAAGATTACCGTGATAATTATTTAGAAGAACTTGGTGACGAGAGAATGGCACAGTTGGATGCGTTAGTTGATGAACTAAATGGTGTGGTTAATGAATACTGGCACCTAATTAAATGAATCTACAGCTAAAAAAAACTTAGAACCCTAACAGTAATAATACTTATATACTATTACTAATAATATACTCTATATATAATATATAATTATTAGTTTTATATTTATATTATATATATAAGGTATATTTTTTATAGAGGGGGCTCTTTTTCTTTTTTGTTTTTATTAGATGTTGTTGTGTATTGTTTACCCCCTCCTAAATTTTTGAGATTTATATATTTTTATTTTGACGACTGTAGAAAGTCGTCTTTTTACATTGGTAATAGATTGCCAGTATATCCGGAGGGCTATATACTGTAGTCATAAGAATTTAGTAAGAGGATGAGGTGTGTACGAATTGAAATATGCTGTATATGTACGTGTATCAACGGATAGAGACGAACAAGTTTCATCGATTGAGAATCAAATTGATATCTGTAGATACTGGATCGAAAAAAACGGGTATGAGTGGGATGAAAATTCAATTTATAAAGATGAAGCTGTTTCTGGAACAGCATGGCTAGAAAGACGCGCGATGCAGTTGATCTTGGGGAAAGCTCGTAAAAAAGAATTAGATACTGTTGTTTTTAAATCTATTCATCGACTGGGAAGAGATTTGAGGGACGCATTAGAAATTAAGGAGATACTGTTAGGGCATGGTGTCCGATTGGTGACGATTGAAGAAGGTTATGACAGTTATTATGAAGGGAAAAATGATTTGAAGTTTGAGATGTACGCAATGTTTGCATCCCAATTACCTAAGACATTATCCGTTTCTATATCAGCAGCGCTAGCGGCTAAGGTAAGAAGGGGAGAGTACACTGGTGGAACAGTTCCGTATGGTTATAAAATTGTAGATAAGAAATATGTGATTAATCAGGAAGAAGCTGAAATTGTTCGGGAAATGTATGAATTATATGACAATGGATTAGGCTATTTGAGAATTTCTAATGCACTAAATGATGTTGGTAAGTATAAGAGATCTGGGAAATTGTGGACTTATTCGGCTGTGAAGCTAATAATTACGAATCCTATGTATAAAGGTGATTATGTAATGGGGAGGTCTACAGAGGTAAAAGTAGACGGAAGAAAAAAGCGGATTCAAGAGCCTAGAGAAAAGTGGGTAGTATTTGAAAATCATCATCCGGCTATAATTGAACGTCCGTTATGGGATAAAATAAATAACCCCAAAATAAATAAAAAAATAAAGCGGCGTGTAGCAGTAACGAATGAATTAAGAGGAATAGCACGTTGTATTCATTGTGGTTCACCGTTTGTTCTACACACTTACAAATACAAAAACAAAGAAGGTGAAGAGCTTAATTATGGTTATTTAACGTGCGGCACGTATAAGTTGACTGGTGGGCGTGGTTGCGTCAAACACTCCGGACTAAGGTACGAAAGATTGCGTTCTCTTGTGTTGCGAAAATTAAAGGAAAAAGAGAGAGATTTGGAAAAAGTATTTAAATTGAATGATAAAGATAAACATCAAGAAAAGCAGAAGAAATTAAGAAAAGAAAAGAAAGAATTAGAGATAAAAAGAGAGCGTTTATTAGATTTGTATTTAGATGGTGGATCTATCGATAAAGAAACTTTTACCAAACGAGATGCTAACTTTGCGAAAAATATAAAAGAAAAAGAGTTAGAAATTTTAAAATTGGATGACGTTAAAGCGTTGATAGTCGAGCAGCAGAAGGTAAAAGATGCATTTAAGTTGCTAGAGGATTCTGAAAATCTATATCCGGTTTTTAAGAAATTAATTGCAGGAATAGACATAAGCCAAAATGGGGCGGTAGATATCCGATATAGATTTGAAGAATAG